AGAAGAAGTTTTCGGAATATATCTTGTAATTTTCTACCTTCGTTTACCAAATCTTTCATACCATTCTCTTAATGAATATAAAAATACCACATATAAATATCACCGAAATTGAAATAAACAGAAATCGCCAGACATAATCTGGCGACTTCGTAACTCCATTAACACATGGTTATTGAGATTAGTTTCTTGATGGATAAATGCCATTGAGACAAATAGAGTATTCCATATAAGGTTTCCCTTGATAGATGTCTCCAAACTCAATATGCAATGGATTACCATGTTCGTCCTTTGGTCTCAAATCTGGTAATCCAAAATTATGAATACCATCACCACCATACATTGTTCCAAGTAAAGAAAACAATGCTTCATTGTGTTGAATTTGTAAAAGTTGTCCATGACAAAATGTCCAATCTTTTGGTGCGAAATTGTATGGAAACTGTATTATCATGCCTAAAAAAGGTTCATACATTTTATTATCTCCTTGAATTATTCAACTATAACCCATTTAGCACCATTGAACCAAAGTGTTCTTGATTGATTTGGCCAAATGGTATAATCAAGTGCAGTATCTGTTCCCCAATCTATATTTCTAATTGTAACAGTATTTGCAGTTGAGCCATTGAAAATTGTGACGAGCTGACCAACACCTGCACCCGTAGGGGAGACAATGTTGTAGTCCACTGCAACACGACTGACAACCCATCTTGAATTTCCAGGAAGAGTTGCGGGTGCGACTGTGTGAACTGTGACACTACTTGTTTTGTGATGTGGATTAACTTCCCATGAAATACCATTTGTTCCTCTCGTTGCATAGGAGCCGATTGGAGCGGTCTCACCACCTTCGAGAGCAAATACATTGATTGCCCCTCTTTGGACATTGCGTGATGTAACCGTTGAGTCCACCAGAAATTTGGCTGTATCTGCAATGACTGAACGAGCAGAGTTGGTAGCAAACGCAGATGTTGATGCGAAACTAGCATGGTCTGCATCGAAAGCAAATACTGATGTATCTGCAAACTTAGCATGAGTTCCGTTTACGGAATAGAATGCCGTATCGGATTTAGCAGAATGAGCAGCAGTTGAAGCATAAGTTGCTAAATCTGCAAGAGTTGCCTTACCGGCTGCACGAGCAGTATCTGCAAACTTCGATGTATTTGAATGATTACTTACTCTGGTTGAGTCTGCATAGTTTGATGTGAGTGAACTGTTTGCAGTTACAGAGTGAGCGGAAATCTTAGCACTATCTGCAAGTTTTGCCTTATCTGATGTTTCTGAATGTTTTGCCTCAGCAGCATCAAGTGCATAAGTTGAAAGTAATGCATACGGAACTGTTCTGATTTGTAGTCTTCCGAGTGACACACCGTTCACATAAGCATAAACAAAAAGTTTCTTACCGTAGTTATCAATCAAGATATTGTCTGCAACATTCTCAATAAGATAATTGATGATACCGTTGTTGATTTCAATATCAACATTCTCACGATACCAAAGAGCGGCAGTATTCAATCTTGATACTTCATCGAAAGAACTGTCTGCGATGTAAACTGAAAACTTCGAGTTGATGTCTGTTCCAGCAGGTGCGTGTGCTTGATACTGAATGTTTGTTCCTGCAAATGCATTGACTGCAATCAAAGTAAAGATTGCCAAAATAACTTGTCTCATTTTTTCCTCATTGTTTAATTGAAAATAACTTTTGTTGAATATCCTTGTCTATCCCATGTTGTAATTCTGATATAGAACACACCACGATTTGGCAATGTAATAGTATTTGAAGCACCGTTCATTGTTTCGGTTACTACTCTACCATATACATCTGTTACTTGCACCGATGCGATATTATCAATACCGAATGATACCACACCGTCTCTGGTTGGATTTGGATAAGCAACCATATCAACCATGTTTGTTTCTTCTACGGATAACGCTACTCTTTTTGGAATACGAATACCCACATGAAACTTATTCTTATACCCAGCAACTACTTGACCGAGAGTTGCATTACCGTTACCACCACTTACTATTGACTTAAGCAAGTGTGGTTTTGTGTCTCCTGCAATTACGGTTGTAACTGCAATAAGCATAGCAATGATATAATTCATTGACATAACTCCTTAAATAAAACTATTAAAACTTTTGTATATGTTGTTCTATCAATGCTTTATTGATGTCAAGATATACTGTATCTTTCTTTGGTTTCTCTTTCTTGCAACAAGAATGGTCTTTCTTCATTTTCTTTGTTTTTACTTCGTCAGCAATAAATGTTTGTGTTACAAACATAAAGCCAACTATTAACATTAAAATCTTCATAGCAATCTCCTATAAATTACACTACTAATATATGAAATTTATTGATATGATCAAAATAAAATTTACCCCATTGGGTTGGCATCACGGATTTTTTCTTTAATCCACTCATACACTTTTTCATCGTGAGTATTTACTTTCCATTCTTTAACTGTTCTGGTGTCCATTTCGTGAAGGCCAAACGGTCTAACATCGGATATTTTAGCAACATGACCTGTTTCAAATTCAATATGCCATGCAACTTTCTCTATACCATCAAAATCATCACCGGCTTCTGTTGAGAAAGTTGGTTGTCCAAATGCTTTAATTAGGTGTCTAAACTCACATTCCATAACGCCAACTTGTGGTGCCAATCTGACCACAATATCTTTTCCTAATCTGTGTTTAGGGTAATTCATAATCTCACCTTCTATTTTTGTAATCTGTTTCGTAGAAACCTTGAACTTTAAGAATTGGTTTACTACTTGAAAATGTTTCTAACTTATTCAACTTTGATTTTTTTCCACAGGCACATTTTTCTGGAATAGAATTTGTGAGTGGAACAAAATACTCCTCTATCTTTCCACATTTATCACATTCAAAATCATAGGTTGGCATAAGATATTCCCCCATGAAATAAAAAGTCAATAAACATCTGTATGAAATATATTCCGATTGCGAGTGGCAATCCTAAAAGAAATGTTAATGCAATTACAACAACCGCATAAACTAAATAGGCAAATGGGGTAACTATCCCCATTGATAAAAACTCAAAGAATTTTTGCATAATAAAACCTTTTGTATATTAAAACTTTGAAACTTCATTTACTATGTGTGTATAATCAACGTTATTGATATTTATGGTTCCTTTCAAAACAGATAAATTCATAGAAGTTAATCCTTTCTTAAAAAACTTTTTGAGGGTATCTTTTATTAAAGGTGCAATCAAAACAGAAAATTCATCAGCATTTAATCTGTGATTCTTTTCAAAAAATATCTGTTCTTGAAACACTATTTCAAATAGTTCATCTTTTAATTCATCATTTAATTCTATGATGTCCATAACCGTTCTTGTATCAAAATTCATAGTATGAACTATTCCCATTAGAAAAATCAAAAAAGTTATCCGATGTTAAATATGAATATGAAATTGATTTTATTTCATCCATAGTCAAACCATTTTCTTCATAGTTCTCTAAATCTTTTTCTGTAATGTATAAGTAATTTCCTTTTGAAGAATAGAATCTCCAACCGTCTACGAAAATAAAATTCATTTAGTATACCTTATATCATTTCTATTTCATCTTCATCATCTTCTTCTCCACCTTCTTCATCAAATTCATCGAAGTCATCGAAGTCATCGAAGTCATCATATGATTCATCATCATAATAATCTTCATCATCTTCATCATCAAATTCTTCTTCTTCTACATCATCCCATTCTTGATCATCCATTTGATCTTCTGTTTCATCTTCCATTTCATATTCCATGTTATCATCCATGTCTTGACCTCCGATAAAGTATTTGATATAACCATGAACAGCATCAATATAATTTTCAGCAATAGATAATTTGTATTGAACCCAATCTTCAAGTTGCATTTCCCGATTCATCATTTTATACAACTGATTTGACTTTTCCATAATAGCAAGTAATTGTGCTTTTGCCATTTCTGTTTCATCTTCAAATTGATTGTGTGATTCTTTTAATTTATTTCTATAATCGAATAACCGTGATTCTGCAATACGGACTAATTTTTTTGCAACCATTTTTTTCTTTGAGTTACTTTTTAACACGCCAGAAGTATTCACAGCTTCGTGTAAATCTTTTCTTAAATTGTTAATCTTTTTTTTCTGTTTTACTTCTCTCAAAGCGTTTACAGTTTCTTCAATTATCATTTTCTTTATAGGTTTCATTATACTCTCCAACACCTTTTAGGCATATACAAATATACAAAAATTATTTCAAATTAAAAAGCAAATTATTCTTCATCCATAATATCTTCCATGCCACCAAAAAGATAATCCAATTCATCACCCTCTTCATCTTGGGAAACAAAATCGGCTTGGCCAACACGTGTATCTAAATCAACAAAAGAATCAAGAAATGCATCCTTGTCTGGAGATATGTATGATTTTCTTTTCATAAGAGGTTCAACCATAGCAACAAACATTTCTTTTTCCGCATCGGTTGTTGGCTGTGACAACTTATTTTTCAACTTAAATGTATCTTTTGGAGAATACTGTGTAACACGATGTCCGAATACATCTTCTTTCATCATGTTCATAATGTATTTTGCTTCTTCAATTTCTTTATACATCTTCCTTCTCTTTTTTCTTCCAGCACAATGAGCTTTCTGACTAAATCCCTTTGGTCTGGAGCAGTTTATTGATTTCTTATACTTGTTAGACCATTTTTCCAATATGTTTTCTATTTTGTTTTCCATATAAATAAATATCAAATTCTTTGTATTGCATCATAAATTTGATCAGATATTGGTTGTGGTATGGTATCTTTTGTAAACCAATTGACATCTTCGTGTTCCCAATCTATCTTAACAAAGAATCTCTTTTTTACTGTGTATAAGAAAAGAAAATACATCCTATCATCTGCAAAGTATCTATCTATACAAGTTAATTTTGCATCCGGTGGTATATGGTGTGTTGTTTCTTCAAAGAACTCTCTACGAGCACAATCTTCCATTGACTCTAATTTGTTTACATCTACTTCTCCAGATGGAACAGACCAGTGTCCACCTAAATAATGTGCCTTAGATGTTCTTTTTGTTAAAAGAAATTCACCGGAAGTGGTCATGGCAAGAATGCCAGCCGCTCCCGGTTTCATTATTTTACAAAGTTGTTCGGGTGATATGTGGTTTATATTAGGCATCTTTGTTCAATGTTTGAGGGTATTTACCATTTTTTATTCTATTGTATATCATAATAAGTTCTACCTCTGACATATCATCAAGATGACGTTTACCAACAATTTGTTGGCACCATGACATGAAGCTCTTATCTCCATCCCAAGACACCCCCATCTTATCTGCAATTTTATGTATGTCTTTTGGTATCATCTATTATACGGGAACATATCATTTAGTTTCTGTTTTCTTTTATTGCAACCACAGTCTTCTTTACCAATAGTTTTAGCAACTGCTTCTGCAACTTTGTCCAAACCAACAGCATTAGTAATCTTTGCAATAGTATCACCAAGACCTTTTGATTCTTGATTTTCATTCAATCGTGTCTGTTCACTCATAGTAACCACCTTTAATTAGTTTTACTTTAATGTAATTAAATAACGAAGTTTATTAAATTCTGCTAACATTTCATCACGAATGTTAAGTAAGTCTGTATCCGTCTGTCCGTTCAGAACATTATCCAAGTTCAGAAGATACCCAACTGTTTCATCTATAAATGCCATAATATCCTTTTCATTTCTGTTGTATAGTTTGAATGGCAATGCCGGAACCCTACCGTATTTACCCATAAGAACTTCAACAAAACTGTCAATCAATCCATCCATTGCACTATACGTTCCCCCATACGCCTGATGGCGTGCGTATGATTTGGTCTGCCAATGAAAGAAACGAAGCTGTGTTTGAATAGCGACCAGTGTGCTTGCTATTTCATGCATATTATTCTCCAAAAAATAAAATGTATATTCCGAATATAAATATGTGTTTAATTCTGTTTATTATTATTTTTCCAAAAAGAATATATCCCCTTGTCTAACTCATAGTTTTCCCAAATAAATTGTTCTCTCATTGGTTGAGACTTTGCCCATTCCCACATAAGTTTCAATCCTTCATCAAGGAGAGTCTTATCTTCATAATCAAGTAATTTAACAGACTTGTCCCATGTTGGATGTGCATATTTTACCTCATGTCTTGGTTCAAGATAGACTGTTTGACAATAGCCCGTTACTGAACATAATACATCATTGGCAAAGTTAATGGTCTGTTCATGCGTTCCACCGAGATTTATTATCTCCTTTGAAGCCCTTTTATCAACAGCAGCTTTCCAAAGTGGTTCGAGACAATCATCTATGTAACTAAATGCACGAACTTGTTTACCATCACCATATATTGTCATAGGTTTATTATTAAGTATCTGATACATCCATATACCTAATACATTCCTATACTTATCCCAAATGTTTTGTTTAACACCATAAACATTATGTGGTCTTATTATACACCAATCTAATCCGTGTTGTTCTCCTGCAATCTGTATGTCTTGTTCGCATGCAAACTTAGCAACACCATACGGATCTATTGGTGTGGGTTGATGTGCTTCATCAAATGGTGGCGTTCCATGACCATATACTGCCATAGTTGATGTGAATACCAATCTTTTTATATCATGTTTAATACAGTTGTTTACAATGTTGGCGGTTGCCAATAGATTATTCTCATAATTGAAACAACGGATGAATGGTGATAATCCTTCAGCGGCATAAGCTGCCATGTGATATACATAAGTTGGTTTGTGTTTATCAAATATATCATCTATACCTTTTCTATCAACACAATCAACCCCATAGAATATAGCATTAGGGTTTACATTATCAATGTAACCGCCGGATAAGTTATCCACAATAACAACATCGTATTCTGGTTTGTTTTCTATTATCCAATCAGCCATTCGTGAGCCAATTAAACCTGCACCACCGGTAATCAATACAGTTTCTTTATTCATATCGTATTCCTTGAATTACATTTCCTTTTGGTGAATGAGAGTTTTCTTTTGTTCTGAATGGATTGAAGCCCCATTTGTATTTGAATGTTTCGGCGGCATCCCTTTCACTTTCTTTGAACCTATCTCCTTCAGATCCATTCTTTGTTGCCATGCTTCCGAAGTGATAGAAATTCAATTTTCTACTTCTTAAAAAGTTACATCCAATCAATTCTAATTTCAAAAAGAAATCCCAATCACAAATGAAAGGTGAATTGTATATGGTATCGAACCCACCAACGGCCATATAGTATTTCTTCTGCATAATAAATGGAAATATCTCACCGTCTTCTGTTAATAAATTTTCTCTATGATTTTGTTCTTCTTCTGTATATCGTTTGAAATCGAAATCATCTACACCGCCAAAGTTAAGTGTAACGAAATTAAATATACTTGGCGTTCTTTCAATTTGATTTGGTGTTATTACTAACTTATCTTCAAAGTCTTTTTCGAGAATACTATCCCAATCTTTTGGAAAAACATTATCATCATTTACTATCAACATCCATTCATTTGTTGCATTGTATGTTCCAACATTAAGTGCATACTGCATACCAGAGTTTTGTTCCAATGGTATGAAAGAAACTCGGTTACTATATTCTTCAATGATGTGTTGCGTTTCTTCAACGAAGCCATCTATGACAACTATTATTTCATTGTTATACTTTTGATTTTCCAATGCAGACTTCAAACAAATATCTAAACACTTTGGATTTCTGTATGAGGGTATTATTACTGAAATCATATTTTGCTCCAATCTGTTAGGGGTGATAACCAAGCAGTTTCACCGTGAGTTGAATAACCAGGCATGGGTGTCATCAGAGCAACACCATTATCTCTTAATTCTAAAAACATATCAAAGTCTCTTGGGTAGTGCCCCATGTTTGTCCATTTCCTTAAAATACTTTCATCGCGTTTCAACGATTTAACTTTACCAGCAAATGTCATGGTAGTGCTGTTTGCCAATTTCCAATGACAACTTTTTGAAAGATATACCTTTGTAACTTCACCACCATCTTCATCAACAAATTTATTTCCACCACGAACTGCCGGTATGTATTTATCAGGATGGTCATAAAGACTTACATAATCTGCACCGAGTTCTATTCCTTCGTTAATTATATCAATTGAATTTGATTTATGAAGATAATCATTTTCCAAGAAATATACAAGCAAATTTTCATCTTGTTCTAATGCCCAATCTAGTGCAAGATTGAATGTTCCCGCACCATGACCAACAGAAACTATTTTAACACCATCAACATATTTCAATATCATTTCTTTTGTAGTATCTGAAACATTGTCTGCAATAACATGAAAATTATCTTTACCAAATACTTCAACTGCATTTCTTAAACAGTTTTCGTTTGTTATGTAATCTGGTTTAACTTTACTATAACCAGCATCTGATATTCTGTAAACTACTTTTGTATTACTCATTTTGTTCCTATTAAATCTTTGATACCATTTTCCCAAAGCATATCACCAAGTGATATGTATTTCTTTGCTTCTTCAAAGTTGTGTCTTATTGCATCGATTCTGCTGTTGTAAAACTCCTCTGTGAACATACCACTTAAAAATTTCTCAAATAAATCATCACAGTCTTTGAAGAAAATGATACCATCTTTATCGAACATATCAAGATAGGATGTATCTTTATTTGTCCAGTAAATTGGAATACAACCACATAACATAGAATCTAATATCTTTTCAGAAAAGAATACGTCATCTTCATTTTCTATCACCAATTCAAATCTATAATCTTTTAATCCCAAAAACTTACTATTGAAATCGGGATTAACATATTCAATTATTGGTTCTAAAAGAGAGGACTGTCTATTTCGTATTTCATGCCTAAGATTATGACCAGGCATATAATTTTTATGAGACATTATACAAGTTATATTACCTGTCTTTGGATAAATGTTCCATTCTTCTGGACGAATAAGTGTTCTCGCACCACCTGGAAAATACTTAAACTTTTCAGGATTTGGTGAATCCAATCCAAAGTCTTTATAGGTGCTGAATATCAAATCAAAATGTTCTTGGTTGTCTAATACGAACTGGTAATGCCATTGTGCAAGAACTCTCGGTTCTACCAAAACTGCAATCTTATATTTTATATCATCGCGTTTTATATCCTGCATACATGGAGAATCCCAACAATCTATCCATATAGCAATATCTTGCATTTCATATGGTGTCCAATGTAAATACTTACTTGGAAAACACGGCCATTGTTCTGCAATCTCTTTATCGCCATAGTTTCCAGGATTGCACATAAATGCCTTTAATCTGTCCATCATCTGCCTCCCAAAAAAGACATCCAATGATGTATCATTTCATCCATAGTTCCGTTAAAGGTGTATTCGGGCTTCCACCCTAATATCTTTCTTATGCGGGATGAATCACCTTTTAGATAAGGCAATTCTTCAGGTCTTAAAAACTTTTCATCTTGAATAACATAATCGCGATAATCCAATTCCAATTTACCAAAAACGTATTCACACATCTCTCTAACGGAACGAGTTTCACCTGTTGCAACTACCCAATCATCTGGAGTATCTTGTTGTAATATCATATGCATAGCCCTAACATAATCTTTTGAATGACCCCAATCTCTATATGAATCCAGATTACCTAATACCAATTTATCTTCTAATCCTAATTTTATTTTAACAGCAGTCTTTACAACTTTATTAGTTACAAAATTAGATCCACGTCTTGGTGATTCGTGATTAAAAAGAATACCGTTACTTGCATGTAAATTATATGCATTTCTATAATTACGAACAATGTTGAATCCAAAAACCTTTGAACACCCATAAGGAGAAACTGGCTTCATTGGCGTTGTTTCTCTTTGAAATCCATCGTCATCAACCGAACTACCAAACATTTCAGATGAAGATGCTTGATAAAATTTTGCATTAGGACATATTCTCCGGTAAGCATCCAGTATATTTAAGACACCAACTGCATTAGTTTGAACAGTAAATTGTGGAATGTCATAACTTACTCTGACATGAGATTGGGCAGCAAGGTTGTATATTTCATCCGGCATAATATCCGCCAATAATCTTTCCATACTAGATTGATCCAACAAGTCCCCATAGAATACTTTTATATCTTCATTTCCACCAGATAGACGGCTCTGTTGATGTTCCGGAACAGAGTTTCTTCTAATCATCCCATATACATCATAATCAAGTCCAACAAGATATTCTGCAAGATATGAACCGTCTTGTCCACCTATTCCAGTTATGAACGCCTTTTTCTTACTCATATTATTTTCCTATGTTATTTTTTGAATACTTCCATTTCAGTTAAATCTGGCCAATCCGATACAACCCATTGTCTCGGTTGTGTTTCTATTGCAGTTGGTAACTTATCCAATCCAAGTTTTGCAGTTTCGGGTGTCATATAATAATGATAACCAATCGTTGATATATTTTGTTCTCGCCAAGGAATAACGGGTAATCTACCATCATAAGACATTTTCTTTATTTCAATAGCAGCATCTTCATCATCAAGTAAAATAATACCACCCCTACCCAATGATAAATGTTTTTGATATTGAAAACTAATACCCATCATTGTATTTGGTATGTAACTATTTTGTTTCCATAATACAGCAGCATCTACAATTCTATCTGTTACATAATAATAGTCTAACCAATCTTCATCACGCCATTCCAATTCTATATTCAATTTACTAGCAAGGAATGGAATTGAAATATATGTGTGTTTCGGAACTGAAATTTTATTTACATCAGTATAACGAAGAGCGAGTTCAATACCATGTGTGCAACTATCAACTGCGATTGCAAATGGTGCACCAAAAAACTTTGCAACTTCTTTTTCAAACTCTTGAACTATCTGAAACATATTACACCTTATTTTAATTTTTCTTTTAGATATGTTTTTATATTGTTATTATCATTACACCATTTGGTTGCATACTTTGCCTTTGTTTTCTCACTAAACATTGGATGGTAGTATTGTTCACATCCACCAAAGAAATAATGAATGGCTTGTGTTAATCTTGTTTTATTCAAATCGGTAACACCTTCAATGTTTGAACCACCATGTAACATATTTGCAGCCCATATAAGAGCTTGACCTTTTTTTAGTTTTACAATATATGGATCAACACCACTATTTTCAATCAATGATTGTATAAATGTTTCATATTCTCTATATGTAACTGCCTCACCATTTTCTATTGTATCTGGATGTGGTAATTTCAAATTATGATACTCATATGTTGGCCACTTATGACTACCCGGAACTATCTTTAATGAACCGTTTGTTTCATCCACATCTTCAAACGCGACCCAAACACCACACATCCACAGACTAGGAACCGTATGAAAATGTATAACATCACTATGCATAGGTTGGTTGCTTCCCTTAATAAAGTTTATTGTTGAAAACGGAAACGGCTCTTTACAATATAGAGTTGTCAATGCTTCAATTATTTTAGGATGTAATGTAAGTTTAGCAATTTCATCACTTCTTTTCCATTGTTCAAAAATTCTTTTTGTATCGGTATATGTGAAATGATCTGCATGAAAAACCGTTGAGTCACTATTCAGAGCATCATACATATCATGTAATATCGGTGTTATATCATCGTCTGTTAAATTTAGGTCAATGATAGCATATCCCTTCTCATAAAAATGTTTGCACATATCTTTTTGTTCTGGTGTTAAATCACAATTATCCAAAAGACTATAAAAGAATGGCGACTCTATCCAAGGAATGTCAAGTGCATCCTTATCTTTGAAATACTTTTCACTCATAATTTTCTCCTAATAACTCTTTAGCACTTTCTAAAATTCTATTCTTATCTCTAATTTTTATTGGTCTAGCAGGACTACCAGCATATATCATCCAAGGTTCTGTATCCTTTGTTACAACAGAATTTGCACCAACAATACTACCTTCACCAAGAGTAACGCCTGGTAGAACACTACAATTCACCCCAAGAGTTGAAAACCTTTTGAATGTTACTGGTAAGTTTACAACAGTTCTATGTTCAATCGGAACAACGGGAGAAATAAGACCTTGACTGAAATCATCGGTTGCACAAACTATTCTTCCACCGGAACCTATATTTGTAAAATCTTCCATTATTAGTTTAGCAGATGCACCACCAATGATTGAAACACTTGGAGCAATGTGTATGTAGTTTCCCAAAATTGCCTGTGTTGAAATATATGTCCACATATCTATTGCAATGTGATTTCCAATCTCAACTAATTCCGGTCTAGTTATTATACATTGTTCGTGTATACGAACATCTGTTCCATATTTTTTTAATCTATCTAACATAAATCAATCCGCATTGTTTATCAATATAGAACCCCATGCCCATCCAGAACCTATTGCAGTTAAAATTATTTTATCACCTTTGTCTATTTCTCCACCCTTAATTGCCTCGTCAAGTGCAATAGGAATTGATGCACCTGCAATGTTTGCATATTTGTGCATAACAGTTTTAACTTTTTCCATAGGTAGTCCAACTTCTTTAGCAACAATTTTTAATATGTTTATACTTGGTTGATGTGGGACTAACATTTTAATTTCAGAAACATCCGTATTTGTTTTTTCCAAAACACTTTTGATTGATGGGGGTAATACTTCTATTGCCTGATCCCAAACTTGTTTACCAATCATGTTGAACGTTTCACCTGGATTAAGATTAAATCCTGTCATTCCTGTTCCTGATCCATTTGCTAGTATTTCAGAATACAGCCAACCATTTTCGGATTTACCCAACAAAACTGCTCCTGCACCATCACCAAAGAATACAGAGTGTTTGTGATCCCAATCTGTTATTTTAGAATAAGCTTCGGTTGCAATAACGAGAACATTATTATACACACCACTACTGATAAATGTAGCACCGATAGTTAATGCATAAACAAATCCAGAACAAACCGCATTTATATCAAATGCTGGCACATTCTTTTTTATACCGAGTTTGTTATGTATTATACAGGCAGTTGATGGTGATATTTTTTCAGGACTTGAAGTTGCAACTATTATCAAATCTAAATCTTCTTTATCCACACCGGAACTCTCCAATACAGACAATGCAACTTTCAATCCCATATCAGACGGTAATTCATTTTCAACAACACGTCTTTCATCTATCCCAAGTTTTTCTTTTACCCATTCGTGAGTAGTATCTACTCTCGATTCAATTTCATAATTGGTAACAATCTTTTCAGGAAGATAAGAACTTGTGCCCTTTATTTTAACATTTTCAAATTTCATTCTTTCTCCAAGAAAACTTTATCAAGTTTCTGCCCCTCATATGGTCCAGTTTTGTATTCATATACAAATGTATCATCTTCAAGAATATAATAGTTGTGTCCACCTTCAAGTGTAAAACTTGCATCACCAGGATAAAGAATTGGCTCAGCTATAACTACATCATCAATATCATATAAAATACATTTCACACTACCACGAACAACTATCCAACTTTCTTGTGCAATAACATTGCGTGTTCTTTCTTTCCAAATATGTTTATGTGGTTTGAAAGTTTTACCTTCTTCCATTTGTAGTATAGAACATTGTATGAATTGATTTTCCTCAACAATGTCTTGTCTACCTGGTTTGAAATCTTCTTTACGAACAATAATGTGAAGCAGTTTTTCTGGCTCAACCTTTGAGTATATTTTCTCCATTTCAATTATCCTCTAATCTTTTCAAAATAGTCATTCTATATTCGGTATCATATCCTTTAACAATGGACCAATTGTGGTTACTTTGTAAGAAATCAATGATTGTGTCTTCAACATAATTTAAGTTGCCGGAAGTATTCTGTAATAAATCCTCTCTCATATTCGAGACAAACTTATTATCATTTATTACAATATATTTTTTAACCATACTCTGGATTGATGATATGGTTTCTGATAAATTATTAACGGTATTATCGGTATGTATGAAAACCATATCTACTATTTCACCAATATCTAAAAACGGTGGTCTTACTATTACTTCAAAAGAAATACCACAGTATTTTGAAATATCATTTAGGTAATATATTTTCTTATTCATTTTATCCAACCAAATGGATCTAAATGATTTTTCTAAACCGTTTTTATTTGATAACAAACCATTTATCATGCACCATGAGAATGTTATTTTATCATCGGGATGTATAGTTATTAACTCAACAATGTTATTACATTCTTCTGACAAAGAACTCAATGTATTACAATAAGGAAATGTATCTATGTCAGACATGCAAACATTAAAAAACTTTTCAGTAATTATTTTATTCGATATGATTTCTTTGTTATCCATTATCACAGTATAAGTTTTTTTATTTCTTCAATAACTTCATCATCACTAATATAAGGATTTAGAGTGACATGGCCAAATTCTGGAAAATAAAATTTTGGTCCCAATTTAGGTTCTTCATTTTTTTCTATTACACCGTTCCATCCATACAGTTGATGAACAAAATCTCCCGTTATTATAGTTTTAATACCAAGACCTGCAGCGATATTAGACAAACCACCTTCAGCGCCTATAAAGTAATCACAATTTTTAATAACGGATGCGGTCAATGTTAATTCACTAACTGCTGTTATTTCCGATGTTTTTTGATCAAAACCATTTGGTTTACCCACTGGTATCAATAATACATTATCATTTTTATTTAAGGTTTCCAATATATGATTTATGTTTCTTCTCTTTCCACCATAGCCCAAATTAGGGACATCAATTCCGGTGTTATATTCTTCTTCTGTAAATAAGAAACTTTTTTCTTCCCAATTTGTTTGAACAGCAACTAGTATATTTTTTTCGTTTTTGTATGAAGAAAATGCATCTTTAACTAACTTATCGGTTGATTTATTAGTATAAACATTATAGTCAGTATCAACATTTTCAATCCCACATTGAATTTGGAACTGTTCTATTGGAGTTGATTTTCTATTTATAGGTTTGAGTTGATGTATTACATTGTAAACGGATTCATCACATTCTGAATAATAAACATCATCTATGTATGGGTTGTTAAACATCAATTCAAATGGTGCAAGAATAGATATTTGAAAATCTACTTGACAATCATTACCATGTTTTTCCTTTAACTTTTTTGCAATTGATGATGCAAATATATTATCACCAATAAATCCAATAGTCTTTACTAAAATTTTCATAACTCATTCTCACTATAAACAAAATTATTTACTTTCAACCAACGAACATCGCTACCTGCATCAAACTCTATACAATCTGCCGATACATTTTCATACCCAAAAGATATATTTTCTTTTATCTGATAGAGTAGTTTATGATTGTTTATGAAATCAACATCATCGTCTGCAGGTTTACTGTCTTCGTGATAAAGTGCATAAAATAGCCCATCATTTCTTTTCCATTCATAACCGTGTAGTCTTAATCTTTCCCGCGTATCATCATCTTCTTTACCCCAACCGCGATAGTATGGATTCAAACCATTTACTTTTTGAAATAAGTTTCTATGTAAAACAAAAACACCACCAGAGTGATCACCAACATCCACATGAAAGTTTCTATAACCAGCGGGTATATCTTCATATTTTCTCTCTACATCATTTGCATCCAGAAATTTTACTCTACCAACTGGATATAAAGGAGTATCTTCATCTGTATCATAGGAAACTCCAGACGCAGGATAGTAATCTACATCGTGAAAAATAAACAACTCGCCATTTGCCCTTTTAGCTGCTATATTATACAAAGAGTTTTTCTGAAACTTATCGTTGTCATCCTGTTCAACAATAATTATTTCATAATCACCTTTACGAAAAATATCATGCAGTCTTGGCAAAAGTTTTATTAAATGAGGTTCTCTGTCTCTGTAAGATATTATTATAGAGTATTTCATAATCTATCATATTGGTGAACAATAAAATATCTATCTAACGTATTCATGTCAAAGGTAACAAACCCTTTAGCAATAACATCAAGATGCACTGCAAAGTTATTACTTAAATCTGTGAACATAACATCATCTTTGTATGTGGTCTGTATTAAATAATTAAATGATGTTTGATCAGCAACAAGTTTTTTACCAATAGACATAAGATATATGTCTCTACATATGTTACGAACATAATGTCCACATCCACCGAAAACACCAACATTGTAAACTTCTTTATCAATCAATGTATCAGTTCCAATTCCACCTAAATTAACAAACAAGTGCCTTTTATTCCAATCTTCGTTTTCATACTTAACAACTTCACTTGAAGCAATTATCAAGTTATGAGGAACATACTCGAATGGATCTCTATTAAAATAAACATCCCTAACATCAGTAATCAAAACTTTATCATATTCGGTATCGTTTAGTATTTGCCATATATGAAAAAATCTAACATTATGAACCAAATTATATGATGACTCTAAATCATTATTTGCAGTATTTGTTTCAAACTTTGTTGTATATTGCCCATACATATCAAACTCCGGGACAATAACATCTATATTCTTTGATAATAGATACTCGGATAACTCACTATTTGTATTGTTATAGAGTAATAGTATTCGTTCACACCCAAATATATTTGATGATTCTACCCATCTATCAACATCCTTTATGCCATAGTTTCCACTAATCGCACCTATCAATAAATTTCTCATAAATCATTTCCCATGTTTGCATAAAAACTATTCTGTGCTTCTTGTTTGTGAATAGACTTCATATGATATAGACAATATGCCTCATCTTCTGGTAAATTTGTATAACTATTGTATCCAGATATTCTCTCATGCACTTTATTTTTCCATGATATTGTATCTATATTTTTGTATATTCTAGTTTGATAATCTGGCCAATTAACTCTTTCTTCATCATCAAATCTCCATCCCCATTTTTCAATATGGTTGGGTGTGATGTCAAAAACAGTATTCCATCTTGGAACTAAAAACATATCTACTTCATCATTACTTTCAAGTATAGACTTCAAATTAGCAAGAAGAAATTGTGAAGGAACTTCATCGGCATCTATATTGAATATCCATTTTTTTGAACAGTATTTTTTCAAATTGTTTTTGAATCTTGAAAAATCATTATCCAAAGGAAATTCTATGACAACCATGTTTTTTATGGTTTCAAGATATTGATCAACAACATCTTTTATTTCAGTTGTTAGTTTTTCGCTATCAAGTTGTATTACCAATTCATCATCGTCAGTAATATAATTTGAAAGTGTATCTAACAAAATCAATAACTCTTTTTCTTCATTGCATGCGGTTACTGTATATGAAATCATTTTGTTTCCTCTTTTTTAAGTTTTGTTAATTTCGGAAGTTCTTTTAATTGAGGAAGATTTATTTTCATTCTTTCTGCAAATTTAGGAACACGGTTCTCTAATAATGTATTGAACTTTTCATGCATTGCATCGTATGACCATTTCGATTTCATTTGTTGTATATTCTTTTTTGAAGACATTACCATTGTAGAATAATTCCGATACACCTTATCTAGCATTTTGGCTGCAAATTGGTAATCAACTGTAAACCATTTTGAACCTGCATTTATTACACTTTCCCAAACAGAAGAATGATGAACATTCCGTAAATCGCCTTTTAATAAAGTATTAAATTTTTCATCAACAAAATCTAGTTGACCGCTCCATCCAGAAACAAGCACAGGTTTTCCGGTTGTCATAAACTCTGCAATGGGTCTACCATAACCTTCACCTTTTGTGAATGAAACAAATGCCTTTATCTTTGGATGATTGTATAATGAGTTCATTTCTTTTTCATTCAAGTCACCGTGTAGAACATAAACATTAGGCAAATGTTTCTTTTTACTCATGTGTCTTATTAAATTAACCTTTTCAATAATTCTACTTCTGTCAGTAACAGAAAATGTTCCTGATGATGTTTTCAAAACAAGTGCAGGTGGATTAGGCGAATCACCAAATGTTTCAAAGAAAGTATGCACTAATCCAGATACATCTTTTCTATCTTCACCGAAATCACCTTTCATCCAATGACCAACAAATAGAAATGCAAAATTTTCTTTAATTGCATCAAGTTCTTCTTTTACCGATGGTTCTATTTCAATATCTTTATCATATATTTCAGTTCTAACACCTTCGTGTAAAACTTCTATTGGAACATTGACTGTTAGTTTACCAACAACCTGATTTGTTTGTTTATCTCTTTTTTCATATTGAGTGTTTTCAAATACCCACTTTGCATGATTGGATGGAACAATAACCATGTTCATTCTATTACAACCTTCTATAAATTCAGGCGAACAAACATCTGTTTCTATTCCGGCAGTTATACCTATATTATATTTACCAACTGGATTAAATTCATTTGGTATAGTGCATTGCATCCAAATATCCGGTTGAGACTGCAACTGCCCTTTCTCTATCAAATCTAAAATCTGTTTATGTTCTGCATTGTTTTCATCCAATGCATTCATTGGAGTGTTTCCCCAATTTATAGATATAATTTTTATTCTAAACTTATTCATTTTAATTAGCGATAATACTAAATCTCTAGCATGAGATCCATATCCACTAACAGTAGTAACTGGTCCACAAAAAACTAATTCTGGTTTGTAACTCATTTTTATATCCTCACGCTAAATGTAATCCAAATCTTTTTCTTTTATTGAAGTTAGCAAATGTATTATTTACATCATTGATAATTCTATTTCCCATGTGTTCAATACTCATACCAACCTTTTCTTCCATAATAAACTCACGACCTTTTTTACCGGCCTCTTTTCTTTCTTCTTTTGGTGTTGTATACCATTCATAAATCGCCTGACCAATATCTCTGAAATCTGCACGGTCATCAAAAATGTATGGCGTTGGAACGGAACCTTGTAATGATATATTTGAAGGCCAAACTGGCTTCACCCAATCACCATGTTTCAAATTACCCCAAACGTCTTTTCTGTGTAATGTATGTATTTTAATATAATCATCTTCTGTAAAATAATCATTTGTGTCTGGATTGATAAACCCACATTGGTCTTGCATACCGCCGGTAACATTCACAACAATAGGTGTCCCAGCAGCAAGTGCCTCTGCAGTTCCTAATCCAAATCCCTCATTTGATGCCATATTGATAACAACATCAGCACAGTTATACATTACATTTAATTTGTCTGACGGGATTACTTTATCATCAAATAAAACTTTGTATTCGTTACATAGCTCACCAATCAAAGCAATTAAATCTGTTCCGTTTGGATCGATTGGTTGTGTGTGCATTAACAATAAACAATCGTCACTTGCATTACCACCATTCTTATCAACCAATTGACAAAAGTGTTTGTAAGCAAGAACAACGTCACCCGGATGTTTACGGTGAATGTTTCTATTGTTCCACATTACAATAAACTTATTTTTATTGTCACCACGCAATCTTAAATTTTCAAATTTAAGTGCCTCGTAAAAATTATGCTTTTCATCAATAGGTGTGAATATATTTGTGTTTATACCGTGTGGAACATATGTTATTCTACGGTTTGAAACATCATCACCTACCCTATTGAATATCCTATTGTTTATACCGTATGTTTGTTTTGAAATTGCCATCAACAAATCACAACTTGTATATGCATCTTTATTCCACATTGGATCGGTGGCGGTATCACCAACTAAACCAGCTCCATCCCATATGTTCAAATACATTAGCGGAATCTTCTGACGTATTTCATGTTCCATATCATATAACCATCCCCAAAATCTTGGATCAGTAAAGTGGAGAATTGCATCCGGCTTTTCATCTTCAATCAATCTACGAATTAAAAATGGATCACCGTAACCATCATTACAATATATTCTTACATACGCATCTTCTATTCCATGATTTGTTCTCAAATCTTCTGATAGGTCTAGGATTTTGCCTTTATCTGGATGATTTATAGCGGCACCAACTTGAATCCAATCAAATTCTTTTGCAGTCCCAATAACTATATCTCGCGATACAGTTGCGATACCTGATGTTAGTCGCATATCATCTGACAACAATAATATCTTTTTCTTTGCCATGTGAAACCTTTATATGTTAAAAAACTTGTGTGTTGTGTTTGTGGAAACGGTTTGCATATTCAATAACATCTTTCTATACGGTTTGAATTTGTAACCCATTTCTTCGAGAGAAGAATTAAACCAATCTTCCGAATAATCATCTTTATTTCTTTTACCATTTGAAATTATTTCATTCATATCACGAACAAAGTTATCAAGTTTATTCATATCTCTGGTTAATCTTATCAATCTTAATCTTCTTCTATTATATTCTTCTTCGTCTTGTTCTAATTTTTGCATATCTAATATAAGACTTTTCAACGAATTTTCCAAATCATTTATATCATAAGATAAAACTAATTCTGCAAATTCAGTTCCTTTGAATAAGTCAATATATGTTTTATCATATATTGGAATAGTCATTAAGTTCTTTTCTATTTGTGCATATTCAAATCTTGGTGTAATGAACATTCCGAAGAACGGGACTTTTGTATTTGTTGTTGATATACTAAATCTACAACCAGATAAAAAGTCCATCATACTTTCCATCGTATATGTTCCTGCAAGCACCATGGGTTTATCGTTATCGAACACTTTGAATACAGTTGGATCCAAATCAAAGTCTGGAAGAAATGTATCACTAAAAGTTTTACGAGAAACATTTGCGTGTTCTGCCAATATCTTTACATGATTGAAATAATTTTCAGGTGAGTATGTGTTTCCTATATGAACCAATTTCTTACCAGATAAATCTTTCAATCCTAACTTACCCATTGTTTCTACTATTGGTTTGAAGTTCCCATGACCTTTGAATTTAGCATAGTAAGCACATTCTGAAATGTATGGTAATTCTTTTTTATCTACCCATGATTTTTCAATCCACTTATCGTAGATACTCATGTCAATATAACCACCGACTTGAAAAGTATATTCAGAAGTTCCTCTCATTCCAATATACTCTTTGAGTGCATCCACAAAGAACGGTGTGTATGTCAAGTAATAATCACTATACTTTATGAAAGCGGGAACACAAATTGTATTAAAGTGCATACCCTCATACGGGTATATCTCATGGTCAAAGAATGCAGTTATAGTATTCAACTGACAATACATCTTTGCCAAGTCAATCAATCTTTCTTTATGTTCTGGTTTTCTTTTTTCGATACCATCAACATCGTAGATAAATTTGTTGAGGTTCAAAACAACAATATCATAACCTTCCAATCTATTTTTCAGTTCATTCATTTCCATTTCGGAAATATCTATACAGTTCTGATATTCAGATTTGAAATTATTTGTTTCGCTAGGATTAAAGTAAAATGTATCAACACTATCAAGTGATGATATGTTTTTTGTAAAGGTATGTATTCCCCTATAAACCGAGAGGTCAATGATTGCTAATTGAGCTATTTTCACGAAACACCTAAACTTCCAGTTAAATGATTTAATATAAGTTTTTCTATCAATCCACTTAATTTATATCCGTTGTCTTGACAATAGTTTGCCAATTCTTCTTTTATAGAATTGCGAATTTGTATGCTCGAGTATTTTGATTTTGCATCCACAACATTCTCTATCAGTTAAACATACATATAAATATGTATGAATTTTAGAAAACAATAGAAAATAGTAGATTTATTTTAGAAGGGCGTTATGTTTCTTTTTTCTTTCGGACAAAGTTCGTAATTGGAATTGAAATCACAATACTTACAATTTGAATAATTGTTACCGCCTTCAGCAGGTTGTATTACCTCCAATTTATATTCACCTTCTTCGGTAAAGTTTGTTGTAATAAATTCTGCAATTTCTTTCTTGATATTGTTTTGAGAAACTTTGCCATTGGATGGTTCAAATCTTTGAACTCTCTGTTTCATCGCTTCATATTCTGCATCTTCAATAATCTTTCTACGAAGAATTAAATACTCAACATTTATTTCTTCGGGACTAACACCGTATTGTTTTGCATAATATGTTTTGTAAAGAACAAGTTGCGATGTCTTTACTTTATCAGCTTTGGTATATTTGTTCCAACCATTTGTGCTAGTCTTGAAATCATATATGTATATCTCGCCGGTCTTTGTATTCTTAATAACTAAATCCAAGAAGCCAACGAGTTTAACTGTGGGATGTGTTTCAAGTGGAACTATGTTTATAGGCAATTCAATACCAACCAATTCATAATCTTTCTTTTGAAAATAATCGGCTCTATGTGCCTTGAACCAATTAAGAATTTGAACACCGTCTGAATAGTATTCTTTCAATTCTTTATCGGTAGAGAAGTGAACATCTTTGTTTTCGGTAAGTAATTTTTTGTATTCATTCCGAATACCTGTTTGTAACATTTCATTGAGGTCCAGTTTATTTGCCTCAACAATTGATTTCTCATAGATGGTCTTAACATATTCTTGCAATACTTCGTGCATCGCTGTTCCAAAAAGAGCAGCAGTTGATGGTTGATATGTTGCAAGTTTATCAATGTATGTTAGTTTCCATCTATGAGGACAATCCTTCCACATTTGATATTGTGAAAAAGATACTTTTCTGTTAGGCATTATTTACCCCACTTGCCAGACTGAACAAGTTGTGCAATGATACCATACACAGAAATATCTTTGAATGTATCATCAAGACTTTCACCGACTGCATCTTTTGAACCAAACATAATCATTTGTTTATATCTGTTTATTTTATCGTTCAATCTGAAAAACAATCCTTGTAAAGATAACTTTCTATCTTCTTCTCTTTCCAATGATGAACCCATGGATATATTATCCGGACCATAATTTTTCTGCTTACGGCAAAACAATTCATATTGTTCGGCTTGTATTCTCTTAAATTCTGCCGTCATAACAGGAAACTTTTCTTCTATTTCCAAAACAGCTTCGTGTTTTTTTATACCCAAATCTCTTTCTGTTATTGCCATTTTAGTGTTCCTCATTTTATATTCTTTAATTGTTTTTCAAATTTAGTAATATCCGCTTCGGGTGTTCCATACAGTTTCAATATATCGGTCAATTCATCTGGATTGTTTTCTTTAATAAAACGAATATACTCATACACTTCATTTCTTCCCAACTCAAAGTGGTTACAAAATGTAGATAGAATTTGTGGTTCTATTTCCATTTTGTGTTTGGACTTTATGTATTTCAGAAAGATTGATTTCTTTGGTAGAATATCTAGCAAAAGTTTATAGTAATCTCTTGAAGATAGTATTCCATTTGAATATGTTTGAAATTCATTTATGACTTCAACAAATTCTGGTTCCATTGAAAAGAAACGAGCAATCATATAATTGCTCCATGACTTTGTATCTTCTTCTGAAAGTTCTTCCCATTTTGTTTTACGGAAAGTAACACCTTTAATATGATCAAATAAACTTTTTGCCATGATAATCCTTAATCGTTTAGTTGTTGTCTTTTTGTTGGCATAAATTCGTCATTGATATTACCACATTCTAAACAAGCATAAGTTGGAATTGGAATGATACCTTCTTGTCCTGTTGGTGAAAGTAGTGCAGAAATCTTTTTGAAGAATGTTACTTCGTGAAAGAATTTATTACCACATTTTGAACATTCAATATCTGATGCCTGATTGATGTCCACTGTAACTTGTTGTGGTTCTTGTTGTGGTTGTCCACCACCGTTAATGTCATAAATACCCATCATTTTCTCCTTTGGTCAATTTCCATAATAATTTGAATAAACATAGCCATGGCATTTATTTCATGGTCTACAACAAAACTGTCTTTGTATTGTGCTTCAGCAATAATCAAAATGATAGTTGATACGAAACCATTTGCGTATGTATCAACGGTATCGTAAAGATGTCTGAACATTTGATTGAAGTCACGAACATGATTGTCAGCAAGTAACTGACGAATACCATCGAACTTTTCTTTTTTGTTTTTACTTGATTTTAGAATATCAACAATCGAAGAAAGATAATTGTGTTCTACCAAAGTTGTTTCATCCAATTTCAAAACACCACCAATAACACATCGTTGAGTTGTGTTAATTACACGGCGAATATCTGGATAAGATTGATTGATAATTGTTGCAAGATTATCTTTCTCATATTTTACATTCTCACCATCAAGAATTTTTACAAGATGTTGTGCAACTTCTTTCTTCGATGGTGGAACTATGTTAAAGATTTGACAACGAGATTGAATTGGATCAATAATCTTATCTACATAATTACAAGTTAAAATAAAACGAGTTGTCTTACTAAATGTTTCAATAACATTACGAAGTGCTGCCTGGGCATTCGGTGTCATGTAATCACATTCATCCAATATAATTAGCTTCAATCCACCAAATCCAATTGAAGAAGCAAACTGTTTGATTTTATCACGAACAGTATCTACTGAATTTTCGTCTGAAGCATTGATGTAAATGTAGTTATCTTTTGCGATAGTATTTGCAACAATCTTAGCAAGTGTGGTTTTACCACTACCAGCATCACCATAAAGAAGTAAATGTGGAACATCGTTTGTCTCAATATATTGTTGAAAGGTTGATTTTACAGTATCGTTGCCAACATAAGTGTCAAGTGTTTGTGGGCGATACTTTTCATTCCAAATTGTGTGTGAAGTGTTAAACATAACATACCTTATAGATTGATAAATTCATATGCTAATATATGTATTTTTCGCCTAATATCCTAGCGATTTTTTTGAAATACGAAGATTGGCTCTCTTTTATAGCCAGCTCCCATGACTGCGGACAGTATCAGTTGTAGAGTATCGGTGTGATCGAAACCAACTAGGTTGGCATATTTTATAGTCATTTCTTCCAAATCTTTATACTTTGGTGTGTTGGCTATGTTTATTAACATATAGCCACCCATTTTTAGACCGTGATAACAATTACGGAATGTTGATTGAAGAAATCCAGATCCCCATTCTTCTCTTGTTGGGAATTTGTTATACGATTGAGTTTCTTCGTCTGCATATTTTTCAGTATCGAAATATGGTGGCGAAGTAAAACACAAATCCAAACTATCTTTTTGTGGGATATAATCTTCTGAACCCATCATGTTCAATTGAATATCTTTGCCAAGATATGCAAAGTCATCACGAAGTTTACAAAGTCCTTCAAATGTTTTGGTTGATGGTTCTGTTCCGATATAAGTTTTAATATATGGTGAAGCAAGAGCACCAACCAATCTGCCACCCCAACCACAAGACATATCCCACATCACACCATCACCGCCATATTTTTTATAGATAACACCGGCAGCAGTTGGTCTGAAATTGGAAACACCTTGAACACCAGAATATATTTTAAGTGATTGACGAAGACGGTTCTCTTGGAAAGAAGTGCCCCAATGTTTTGACAACCACTTCAAACATTTGCGTATTGTCATTTTGAATGTTTGGTCATTCAAAAAGTTATCCATTGGAGACATCTTTGAGTTCCCGCATTTAACTTCCATTGCATGCGGAAAGTATGACCACGCCAATCGAAGTCCGTTCATGGTTTGAATTATATCACCGTCTTTGAAAATACTATCATAATCGAATTGTTGTAGTTTTCTCATGTGTTCATGTTTTTCTTGTTCGGTGATTTTCATATATGGATAACCGTGTTTGCGGTAATACTGAAAGATACAATCTATCGTATCATCCAATTCTCTTTTACCTGCAAAAAATTCACCGGTCTCTTTCCACAAACGAACTTCTAGCGGATCAACATCAAAAAATTTACTTAAACTATCGCTGTTTGGTTTCATGTTATGGTTTATAGAAAACGAATACTGGTTCGTATTTGAACCATTCGCCGTTGTATAATACTTTATTTGCTAATCTCTCTGGATCGGAATTACCAATCATCTTTGTCATAAGCATTCCCATCTTACCTTTGTATTCCATACCCAAAGATTTCAAAATGTTTATTGAGTCTTCTTCAAGATGTATTGTTTTATTTGCAGATACTTTGATATTTGCAATGTTCCAACAAAGATACCGGTCATTTTTCAAATACTCTACGGCAGTTTCCAATGTTGGTTTCAAAAAGTTATCACGCCAGTCTGCATATTCTCCATGTGCCTTATATGATTGTGTGTCATCATCGGAATACATTTCGCGATTGAAATACGGTGGTGATGTGAAAACAAAATCTAATTTACCTTTATACTTTTGGAAATCAGGATTGAATTGTATTGTTTCAGAACCGTCTTGGAAAACTTCGTATGTGTGATTTTCTTTTACATCAAAGAATTTTGATGATAGTGAACTACCCTTCTCACCAATTGACTTCAAGTAAAAGTCTGCAAGATATTCATAACGAGTTATTCCTAAATCAGGAATTGAATTGTCCGTATTAGGATCTGTTCCAACATAATGTATCGGTCTACTCACCGACATTGCTCCCAAAATTCTTCCACCCCAACCTGCACTTGGATCATAAACTGTAACGGTTTCACTTGCAGGAACGTGTTTTGTAAAATGTTCATACAAAAACTTTGCAGTCATTGGTGGAAAGTTTACAGCAGGTTGTGAGAAAGAAATACGGAATATCTGAAATGCTTGTGGAAATAATCTTGCACTCTTTTCATACACTCTAACCAAGAAAACATTTACTCTTGGTTCTTCACCGTCTTTCTTTATCATAAAGTTATCGGACAGTTCATCTATATCACCCAAATAAAATATCATACTAGCATCAAGTATACCATCCTTAACAAACTCACGGATTTGATCCGCCTTAATAGTTAGATACTTTGTATATTTTTTATTATAGGTTTCAAGTGTGCAAGATATTTTTGATATGCGTAAACCTTGTCCGTCAAATCTACCATCACCATTTTTGAAAGCAACGAAGAAGTCTCTTAATGTTTCACCTTCTCTGAAATATGGGTTCTTAATTTGATTTGAGGAAATAGATTTACTATAAAGATACATTGAGTCATTGTAAAGAGTTCTACGCATAACATGATGAAAAGTATCTTTCATTTCATCGGTGAAGAAATCATAAATAGATCTAGATGTTTCACCGTTTGTTCCACTTGCAATCTTCGTCTTTAACATAGTTGGAAAGAATTGATTAGCAGCAGAACCATTTTTAGAGAAGTTAGCAATGACGCCGATTATATCTTCGTCATTGCCTTTCTCTGGACTATGAAAGATTTTTGAGGTATTGAACTGACGTAGTTTTGAAAATGATTGAACAATCTCTTCTTCGCTTCTGCCAACAAGAGGCGGTTTACCACTTTCATCCCAATCTTTCAAAAACCTCATTCGTAATTCTTCTATCCATTCTGAAAACTTATTATCATCATAAGTTACCAATTCGCCGTATGTAATGTTTGACGACCAGGATAGAACATCACTCTTTTCATAAAAATACTTTTTCATCAATTGTTATCCAATTTTACTAAATAATACTTTGCATCAAAGTCATCAATATCAAATTCAACTTTCGCCAAACCTTCGGATGAAACTTTGAGTGTTCCACCATTCAAGTCTTTGTTAGCGGCAAGAATACCATTGAAGTATTTTGCAGAGAAACTGATTGGTTCAATATCACCACTTGCATTGCAATCAATATCAATAGAGATACGGTTTGAATTTGTATTTGAATAACCAAGAACAATTTGATACTTATTTAATTTTTCATTCTTTAATACTGTAAACTTTTCAATATCCGAAAGAGCAGATTTTGCCTTGATGAATTTATCAATAAATTCTTTTGTAATTGTAATATCCAATTCAAAATTGGGCAATTCTTTTAGGTCTGGTGCAGGTGGAATAACTGCAAGGTCAGCCAACATATAATTTACAGTAGTTGATTTGTCATCAATTGTCAATGAGAATGCCTTATCACCGGCACCGTTCACTTGAAAGTTTACTGTGTTACCAAGAACACCCAATAGACTTACAAGCAAGTCTGTGTTATACACACCGAATTTCCAATCATCACCTTGAAAACTTTTCAACTTAACTTCGCCAACCACACATTTATCATCGGAAATAAAACGAGTGGAAAGCCCACCATTTACATTCCAAGCAACAGACTGTATCAATTTACCCAAATGATACTTACTGATAAAGTTCAACAACTTTGATTTTTCCATAACAACAATCCTTAATGATTAGTAAATAATTTATGCTAATATATGAAATTTTTGCGTAATTTCAAAACGAAAAAAACTTTTGTGCAACTTTTTTATTCTCCGTTGGGAAATCCCACTTCATTGCCTCATAGAAGTTCTTTAACTTGCCATCCAATTCCGAAACAAATAATTCATTGGCATCAAAATAATCCTTGACAAATTGTATAATTTCTTCTGGATCCGAATCACCACGAAATGCCAACTCCTCCAACCCATACTTGTTTGATTTCAAATAAGCAATCTTAACCTTGTCACCATTTTTAATTGGCGGATATTTCGGAGGACAACCAAATGTTTTCAATAACTTATTATAGTTTATGGCAGCTTTGATATGTGATGGAGTTCCCTTTGCATACTTACCGAGAACATCATCCTTTACCAAAGTTTCATACTTTTTAATATCTTTGATTGAAGAATTTTTAGCAACCTCTGCATACAATACCGTGTTCAAATTCTTTTTGAAAGACAATATGTATTCATCAATTTCATTCTTATCTTTACCTTTGAGAATATCAATCATCACATCCTTCATACACTTCTGAAATGATTTGGGGAATGATGAACGAACAATATCCAAACCCTTAACTTCCAACTTATCCATTGGAACACCGTTATCCGAAATAATCCAAAGAGCATATCTTTTTTTCTTTTGCCAGAAACCTGTTCTACCAATCATTTCTTGTTTGATTTCCAAACGATGTTTGTCAGTATTGAATATCTTTTTGGCAAATACATCATAGAATTGATTAACATAATCTTGAACTTCCGTTGCAATCTCATAAATCTTTGGTGTCATTGTTTCAATATCATTTGTATCAATGTCCGGAAATCTATTCTTCACCAAAGGTAAACAAGAAACAAACACAGAGTCCGTATCAACATACTGAACATAATCAAGGTTATCAGTTTTCAATTCTTTATTGTATTTCATATTGATAGCAGCTTCTGTTTTCTTAATAACCGTTTGACCGGAAAGTGTAACTGCCTCTGCATTATCAATATCATAGAAACGAAATGCAGGTAAACCAAGAATACCATACATACTATTCAAAAGAATTTTCTGAACAAGCTGTCTTTTCTTGTAGAACTCATACTTGTCTGTGTCACCGGCTTTACCCCACTTCTTCATTTCATTTTTATACTCAACCCTTTTATCAAACCAATCAGAAAGAATTGCTGGAATGAGTCCGGTTTTGTCTGAACTATACATAACACCGTTTGATGCAACTGTGTATTTGTATTTGTCCAAGAATGCCTTTAACTTTTCTTTCGATACCTTTTCACCACCAACAATGTATTCATCCTTTCTTCCACGGTTAAAATCTTCAGCATTCCAATCTTCAATTTTGGCAATCTTTGTTTCAGGAGAAATGTTTAGTGTCATAATGATTGACGGATATAGTGATGTCAAATCCAAGTCATACATCCAATCATATCTACCAGGAACAGGATCCTTAACGAATGCACCGATAAAACCTTTCTCACCACTCTCACGCAATTCTTGCATCTTCTCTTGTCTATCTGCTGGTTTGTTCGGAGCAACAACACCACCAATATGTTTAAGATAAGTAAGCATAGCTCCTTCCAAATACTTTGATGAATATACAAAGTCTTCATAAGGAACATGACCAACATGAGCGATACCACGAACTAAATCAATATACTGTAACTTCTTGTCTAATTCGATAACTAACTCAACGTCAGTAATGTTGTATTCGATAAATGTATCAATATCATTTTCCATCAAGTCATCAAGGTTGCCCTCATATTCAATCTTACCACGACCAAGTTCTGTCATACAAACTGCATTTAGGGCATAAGATGGCAATTCTTTATATGAGAACTTTTTATACACAGTCATATAATCCAATACGGATGTTCCACCGATTGTGTAACGATTACGATACGGCGAATAAAACATTTCACCAATCACAGAAAGATTGTTTGCGTGCTTCTTACCAAGAACTCTTTTTATACGATTGTGTAAATATGGAATATCGAATGCATCACAATTCCAACCAGTCATAACATGGGGTTGAATTTCTTGAATTGCATCTATGAATTTAAGTAGTAAAGTTTTTTCATCATAACAAGGTATGACCGTTTTGTTATCCGTAGTTTTCCCATCTAATTTTCTTTTCTTATCCAATACAAGAATTGTATAATGGTTTGATGCAGAGTCATGGTAAGCAATTGATGTTACTTCATTATTACCTTGTGTTGGATCCGGAATACCGGTAATCATTTCAACCTCAATATCGAATGTCATTGTTACAATTCCCTTCGAGGGCATATCGGAATCGCCATACATATCTACAAGAATACGAGTTGTCTCTGCAATATCGGATTCAAATAGGTCAGGATCGTTTTTAATAAAGTTTGTAACCTTTGAAAGTTTATCACCGTATAGAGAAATATATTTACCATTGGGATCTTTCTTGTAAGCATACGGCGTATACTCAAAGTGCATCAAACCTTTTGCATCATCCCATACCCACGCTTCTTTTGTATTTGTTTTAACGAAAATGTTTTGATACATATTATACCTTCTTAAACATCCATATTGGTTCACAAAACTTTTTATCTTTATTTTCTTCAGCGAACTGAACACTATCATTGAGAAAGTGTCCGTCTCTTGTAGCAGTTCCTGCACCAGCAGAATTAGGTCTCTTTGACATTTCCATTCCAATACAACCCAAGTATTCCATTCCACTCTCTACCAGAAAATCATTCATTGGATTTGTTATCTCCAACCATTGTCTACCGGTAGACCATGCAGAATTTGTGTAAACATCTGCAATGTTTATCGCCATTACACCACCAACTCTCAATGATGGTATAATGTTCCCAAGCGTCTTATGTAGAAAATCTTTATTCCACATATCAATTCCTTTATATCGAACCCAACTTTGTGTATCGGATTGAGAATACTTCTCAACATTAAAATATGGTGGTGATGTAAATACCAAATCAAAATGTTCTGGATATTGTGAGAAATCAAAATCTTCTGCGGGTGATTTGTAGAAATTTGTTTTCTTCTTACCTTCAAAGAAACCTAAATTCTTTTCATAGAACTGGACTTGTTCATCATATATCGGATGATTTTCTACTCTTGGATCCAATCCAACATAATGTTCGGTGCAAGATGCTGCGTAAAATCCAGCAAGTCTATCACCCCATCCCATAGAAAAGTCTAATACATTTTTTGCACCTAACATTTCATACATACACTTTGCAACATTCGGTTTGAATTGAGAACAAATGTATTTACGCAATCCTAACATTGTTCTTAATTCTGATTTACCAAGTGTTTCCATTTTAAGAGAATACATAGAACCCATAAGTGACTTCATAAACTTATGGTTTTGCCATGTTCTAGCAGGACCTGGTGATACAGATGCATCAACTTCCCAACGGTTCTTTTGTTGGAAATAGTTTGATGCATCGTTACCAGTATTAAGACGACTGAAATATAACTGTTTTCCACCATAATTCAAAGCATATTTTGGTTCGGATGCTTTTCTTGGAAACCACTCACCTTCTTTTAGGATTTCATTCCAACGAATACCTTTCAATTTTAGAAACTCACTTTGAGCGCTTTCAATTGTAATATCCGCATAAGGTAGTGAATATGTCATTGCTATTTCAGCCAGACGGTCTTTGACATATTCTTTATCAAAGTTTTCTTTTATGTATGTTATTTGTTCGGCAGTTATTGATAAATACGGATCCATTCCGTAAAATTGTTGGAAATAATCTTCTTCCACAAAACACCATTTGTTAATCTATTGAATAAAAACTTCCTATGCGGTCACGAAGGTCATACACTATTTGGTATTTTCCATTAAATTCCTCTTGTGTATAAACAACAGGTTTACCGTGTTCAACTACTATGTATGAATTTGGGAAACATTTTTGTCCGTCACCGAATGTTATTACATATTTGTTTTCAAAGTTTTCATTTCTTCCAATAATACATTGCCATTTTTCAGATGCAACTTTTGCAGATTCTTCACTACCGTTAAAATGATAAGCGGTGAATTTACTTTTTCTGGGTTCAACCATAACAAAATCCATAACAATTACTTCCTCATAATTTTTGTTTTAACTTCTTGCATAAATTCTGTATCATCATCACGTATTATTGGATCAATGTATCTTTTACCATCTTTTGCCATAGTCCAATCGTCAGAAATTTCTTCTTCCTTTGGCATCATTATTTCTTCCAACAATTCTAAATCACCATGAGTAGAAGTAATATGATCACGAATTTGTTTTCTATTCTTACGGTGTGCGTGAACTTTATCATACTTTTCAGAAGTCCCTGCATTGCCTATTATAGGATTTTTTCTATATGAGCGGCTCATAATAATACCTTTAATAAAAAATTAAATGTCAATATCTTTCCAATCTCCACTTGCAATAGTCTTTGTTGCCCACTTACCCATTATATTTGCATTTTTGTAGTAGTTATCTTCAACAACCGTTTCGAGTAATGTGTTTTCAAACATAAAAGGTCTACCACTAACCTTTGTCATAAATTCTCCACCTTGTCCCATCTTTCTATCTTTGAATTTCACCTCTTTACCAAAACCTGGAAATCCATTTGGACAATCATTTGTTCCAATCAATACAGAACCATCGCCATCTTTTGGTATGTATAATATAGAATCTTGTTGGTATTTTCCACCAAGATTTATTAAATCTTCTCGAAGTTTGCCTTTATCATTCAAATCAACAACAAAGTAAACATTTTCTTTTACCTCTTTAGCATCAGCCGTTCCAAAGTTTTCAATATATGCACCTTGAACATCAGTCACGCCATAGCCCATCATTTGAAGATTTGCATACAATTGTCTGTTTCTTTTTTGATTATCAGCTTTTGAATACTCTTTATCTTCTGGACCGGCACAACCTTCTTTGGAACGAAACGCAGTTATTGTTCCACAATCATGTTCTTCCATATGTTTTGCCAAACGAGCAAGTCCACTTTCGTTCAATTGTTTATCTGGTAATAAATGTTTTAACTTTGCCATTGTTTCTCTCTGTTATGTAAAATGTTTTACAATAAATATCAAAATTATTTCTTATCTGTTGAACCAAAACCGCCATCGCCTCTATTACTATCAGACAACTCTTGCACTTCTTCCAAATGAACTTTTGGATATGGAATGATTATCAATTGAGCAACTTTGTCACCAACAACTGGAATAATACCATCGGGTATTATACCGGGATAAGGCAATTCAAATCTCACAAGAATTTCACCACGATAATTTGAATCAATAACACCAACTGAATTTTTTAGTGATACTCCTTGTGGTGCCTTTGTTATTGAACTTCTTGGAAAAAGTAATCCAACATGACCATTTGGAATTTCTACTGCGATGCCTGTTCCGTATTCCATGAAAGTTTCGGTTACTCTAAACGATGTTGCAACCAAGTCCATCCCAGCATCACCGGCTTGAGCATATCGTGGTGTTACTGCTTCGGGAACTAATTTACGAAATTTTACGGTTAGATCCAAATCATTTTTATATTCTACCGTAACATTAGGATGCGATATATGCCAACCCATTTTAACCTCCTACATTCCAAAATAATGCATCTTCCGATGCGTGTTCTTTAATAAATGACCAAACTTTTGAGTCATAGTAATCCGAAGAAGGAAACGGTGGTTTCTCTAACGGTTTACATTTTTGTTCAAATTTATACTTCGATATGAATAATTCTGCCCTACCCCGCTCTCTGTCTGTTGTATTATGGCCAACCCTAACTCCATACACTTTAGCATCTGGCCATGCCTTCTGTAATCCTCTTGAAAGAACTCCGGAACTTATGCAAGACCAAACTTCTTTTGGTTTGATTGGCAATTGGCTAGCAATTCTAGCAGCTTCATCAATGATAACGGGATGGTCAAGACCAAAAGGTAGTAATTGTGCACCGGGTGTTTCTACTGCATATTTTTTAGCAACATGCTGAATATGGGTTAGGAATCCCATAGGAACTTCTATAATGTTTGCACCAATAGATAGTGCCTCTACGGTTAGTGGTAAATGTTTTCCCTTTGGAATAACTACGGTTGCCTTCAATCCTAAATCTTTACAAGCATAAGCAAGTGCAACTTGAGCATAGCCAACTCTTGGAGAAGCATATACCCATTCACTCACATGGGACTGTGATTGAAGATACCGATAAAGGAAACGTCTTTTTGTTCCACCAGGAAGTAAATCATCACGGACTACCCAAATGTTTTCGTGTTTTTCGATAACAATTTCGGGTAAAGTTACGGTGACATCTTTCGTTGGATATTGAAAGAAGTCTGACATATTTCACCTTATAGATTGTTAATAAGTTCTTTGAAATATGATTTTGGTTTTAATCCAATAACTCTTTGGACTTCTGTTCCATTCTTTTCAAATATAACAGTTGGTAAACTTCTAATACCGAGTTTTGATGCGGCATCTGGATTTTGATCAACATCAATTATTTGATAACCAATACCTTCGGTTTCATTTACTAAATCTCGCATAATAGGGGAAAGTTGTTTGCATGGATTACACCATGTTGCTGTGAAGTGTTTTATTGTAATCATGTTCATATTACCACGGTGAATTAAAATTTATTATAGTGTTTTCAACATTACCATTACTACCATTTTTTAATTGGTCATCTTCTTTCCAAGAATCAAGCTCTCTATATTGATCAAAAATAGTTTCGTCTGTGAATCTTTTGGCAATAACTTTACCCTTATATTTTATCACATCCTCTTCGACTTCAATATCACTCTTTTTTTCAAATTCATCATCACCAACCAATTTTGTTTCAATTCTAATTGGTTCTTTCATAGACCTTTCAATATCAGAATATATGCCAGTCAAGTCTGTTGTGAATACATTTGCTTCTTCTTCTGGATTTAGGATTAAATTATGCTGAGTTGCAATAACTTGATATACTGTATCATTGACCTGTATAAGATAACCTATGTATGTATTTTCAAAATCGTATTCATCCATATAGTTAAATGTTTCTATGATTCTACCCCTATCAAATACTTCCATATTTGTCATAATAAAAACTCCAAAACATTAAACAATTAACCAAATATAAGAAAAATTCGTGTAACTAGCAAATCTTTTTTTACAGACCCAATCTTATTTTTATATCGATGGTGTCATCCTTTGTTTTTTTAATTGGCTTACTTAATTTTGCAATAGCAACCAACTCTCTTGAACTATTGTATAAACCAACAGTTGTTATGTAAATAACAGGATTATCTATGAAACAGGCGTGTTTTATTCTACCATATTCTTTTAGGTAAGTTGGGTTATTGGAATAGTTACATTCTACTGGAGCAATTCTAACGGAATAATTACGGATGTTTCTTTGTCTAGAATTTCTGAATTTGGTGGGCATACCCAATGCGGTAGAGCCACTTAACGATGTGAATAATTTATATGAGTTGTCACCATTTATATTACTACCGGTCACAGTATTAAAATTCAATTCATTATTCAATAACTCACCACTTAAAACAACTACACCCAGATTAGGATAAACCTTACCATAAGTTTTGAAGTTGTTGTTACTGGTTGATGTTCCTACTCCGTTTGAGTATATTCCGTTGGAAAGTGAACCACTAACAATATCAAATGAATACATAGAACTCTTATCACTGCAAGATTCTATTTCTGTTAAGTCACCTGAATTATCTATCAATGATAATACCTTATTCGATGAACTAACTGCAACATTACTTCCCGTATAGAAATTGTTAGCATAAGATGTTCCATTTAATTCCGATAGATTTATTTGGAAATTTCCAGCATCTATTCTATCTTTTATACTATCTCTGGTGAATGTCATAACATAAACCATAGATGATGTATATTCTGTTGCATTATTGTAGTAAACAAATTCATCGGAAAAACTATCTAATGTCTTCAATTTGTATTGACTGTAAATAGATTTTGATGGGGAATCGTTATCTTCAAACTCTTCAAAATTTGATCCAGAACCTTGACTATGACCAAATGAAACTGAAAAATAAGATTTGCTAACATCACATATTGCACAATCAGTGACATCATAGTAGTATGGTTTTGATGCCGCTGTTTGTATTGAACTTGTGGAAAGACAACTCATGGATTCTTGTCCGTCAAACAAACCATCTATTTCATTTTTAACTACCTCACGAATATCTCTACGGGCAAATCTTTGCCACACTCTTGTAGATGCATCACCGAAGTCACACGGATCAGCAGTTATTATTCTTCTATATGTTGGTAATAATAAATCTTCATCAATTTCACCCGCAATAATATCAACTAACTCTGGCGGAGTTTGTCTTCCTGCGAGATATTCAGCATATGCCTTTTCTGTAAATTTATCGGGACATATAATATAGATTTCTTCACTAACGGTTACTGTGCAATCACAATCGGGTGTTAAAAATCTATTGACTGTTGGTGGAGTTATTATATTTAATTCAACGCATTCACAATCTAGCAAATCAGAAAATCTAGTTTGTTCTCTATATTCTTTTACCTGTGTTGTAACAGTTTCAAGACTACTTGAAACAAAGAATGTATCGGGTGAAAGATTGAAGTCCACCAAACTAACATTACTGATGTCTCTTATTTTTCCTTGTTGATATATCAATGTTCCCGGCTTAAAAACATTTACATAGGGATCGGCAACTTCGTTAAAGTCTCCTGGTCCAGAAAATATACCAGGTGAACAAAACTTTCTGTAAAAAGTAACAACATAGCTATAAACATTGTATATTGCCTCAAAACCTTGATAACAAGGTCTGTATGGGACTCTAACTTTTTTGTCAGATACGGAAACAAACTCACCATTTATTATGAAATCATCTGGTTCAATATCCACTCTTGTGCTACTTTCCTGACCAAGATCGCTTTTCCAATTAACAGTTATGGACAGATTCAAATATGGTCTTGATCCCTTAATCCAAACTTCACCATTTGATCTAATATAATAGTGATCGTTTTCTCTGAATCCACCCTTTGATTTATCTTCAATTTTTATAGATTGAACATTTGGAAATGTTATATTTGGAGCAGTTAATTTTTTTAATGTTTTATCATAAGTGACTGGCAACCGATATTTCCATTTACCAGTTTTTGGTAAATCCAATGGTGTATCATCAAAATATAATTTATTTCCTGCAAACTCTTTCCATTCAACCATAGTGCACGGATCCGGTAATTTGAAAACTCCAGGTAAATCCGTTGCTTCTGTTGTGTCTAAGCTATCCCAATCTGCAGATCTATTTACTACTTCTTCTAAAATTTTTTCATTAGACCATACATCGTTAATCTTAAATTTGCTCATGTTAATTTATATCCACATAACAATAATGAAATTACATAGAACTGATTACTGCACCATATTCTTTTGCATCAAATTTTTCTTTTACCATATCCATCAAACCCTTTTCCACTTCTTTTTTATATTGTTCAATAAAATATGGTGTTCCTTCTTCTGCCTTTTCTATTTCTTTAATTGCTTCCAATTTAGTAACACATTTCTTCTCACCAACCAATTTAGCAAGTTCAATAAGTGCCTGTGTATCATCTCCCTTTTCTTCAACTGCCTTTTCAATTTTCTTGATAGCAGTTTTTACTTTTTGTCCAAGTCCTTCATCGTCTTCTTTCAATAAGAGACTTTTTAATTTCAAAGATTTCATTACAAACTCCGATGGTTATTTACGAGATAATAAAAAATAAAGTCCAAAAAATAACAGCGCTACTGAATAGAATATAATATCGGTAACGATGTAACTCCCGGTAAGTTTTGTTACTAAAGCAAAGGCCGCATCGAATCCAAGAGGATTGAAAAATGTCCCAAGAACTAAACATACTTTTGCCAACACATCTTTTAATTGTTTTGAGTTTCGTTTTGACATTATGCCATCCCATGTAGTTGCCTTTGTGTGAAAAATACTTCTGTAACTATAAATATGGAATAAATAAAAAAGGGTGATGTTTCCATCACCCTAAACTTAACATCTAATCTTATTTTACTTTGATTGTTATTTCTTCTGGTTCCGTTGGTTTTTCATACGGAACTGAAATATGAAGAATACCATTCTCAACACTAGCAGTAATTCCTTTCAAATCATATTTGATTTTACCGTTTGGTAATTCAAATCTCAATTCAATTGTTTTTTCACCGAAGATGTTTGTAACCTTTCTGTGACCTTTTACATTAAGGATATTATTTTTTACCGTAATGTTAATATCCTCTTTTGCACAACCAGGAACTTCCGCATAAATGTTACGAACTCCATCTACGTCTTTAACTAATGTTTGAGTATTAAAACGAGGCAAATCAAAATGTGTCTTTGACAACTGATTTACAACGTCATCCCATAAATTGTCTCTACGAAGAATAGAATTTAGCGTTACCATAATAACCTCCAAATAATTAAAATAAAAAAGTTAATTAGATGATTTAGCTGCTTTTGCTTCAGCAACAGATGCTTGATTATACGGTGTAATCAACTTCTTGATTGCACTTGCTGCTTTACGAGCAATAGCCGCATCTTTCTTTTTTGTTGAATTATGTGCAACTGTAAACTCATTGAATAAGTTTGTTAGTTGGGCATAGATTTCTTGCTTTGACATAAAAACCTCCTGTGTGATATAACCTACATTATTTCCGGTATGGGTAATTTTGCATCGGTTATACTTTGTATAAAAAACTTGCGAATTGTATCTCGCATTCCTGAAACTTTACTTTGTTTATTAAATACAACATCATATAATTTTTCAAATGTTGCTGCATCCGCAGTAGTGTATTTGTCTCCTAAAAAGAATTTTATCATTTCTTCCGGTGTTTGTGTAACAAAACTCTCACTACCTGCAATAGTTTTACCCGCTTTAACAATACTTCCACCCTTTCCTGCATAACTTTTTGTCAATCTATAAATACCCCTATCATGTCTCATAACATACTTTTCAACTTCAATAGGAACATCTTTATCTGTTTTCTTTAACACTTTGTAATCAACCGCAGTAACAACAGCGGCCATTAAAAAGTTTCTATATGCTTGTTTATATTTTGATTCACCCTTTGAATAATCTGGTGACGAATAAACAAATTGTGTCCAATTAACATTGTTGGATAACATGAAATCAACTTGCACAGGTTCTTCGGTAACTCTGCCGACTATTGGAAACGGAATAGAAACTTGTGAGAACCCACGAAGTGGCTTTGCATCATACCCCATCTTTTCTAATTCCTTTATCAACCAATCCAATACATCACTCAATTTCAAACCATTAGCAGATGCCAATTGATCCAATGAAACACCAATGTCCAAGTCTCCTGATAATTGGTCAGCAGGTTTCTTTCCTGCACTACCGAGTATGAAACAATCTGTTCCAAAACCAATAAGACCGAGTGGTTTCAAAACGGTTGTCTCAATTTTTGAGACAGTTGCCGGTATCTCATTTTGTTTAATCCCCACGGCATCGGGAAACATATTCCCGCCCTCTGTCAATAATTTCTTTAATTTAATCATATATTATTTTCACTTTTTAATTCAGAATACCATTTTTTACTAATAAGCAATTCAACATCATTTTTATATGATTGACCTATGTGTAAAACTTCACTTTCGTATCTACTGGAGTAAATAATTTCGATAAATTTTTGATTGAAAAAAAATTCATCCGATTGTTTAGTCATAAGTATACCACCACCCATTCTAGAAGTATTGGAAAACTTATAGGCAACTTTGAAGTCATCGCTCCAACTTTGAACTAATTTGTGTGGAGTATATTTTATAGGTTTTTTGAAATTATACCATCCAGTTATTACCGATTCTGTCCAGTCTTCTGATTTTGTTTTTAATACGGAATCGCGTAAACTATTTGAGGATGCAAACCCACTAAGGCCTCTATACAAATATGTGCCGTTACTCGTATATGGTTTGAATATCTCTGGAAATTTTTTTGATGCTTTTTTAATTATGTTTCTATTATCATAGATAGATTCGTCTGATTGTAATTCTGCATTTACCCATAACTTAATTTTTTTCAAAATCTCTTTTTCAAATTCCGTATCTTTCTCTCTATCCTTATTTTGTAATGCGGCAATTTTAGCACTACCACCAAAAGCAACATTACCGAACTTATCCGATATTTCGTCTTCCATCAATATATTCTTTAATTTAATCATGTTATATCAAAAATATGTGTTATAGTTCTTTGGATAATGTGTTTAATAATAATTATACTTTATTTTTATTTTACTTTATCCAAACCAGTAATTTTAGCACTTACCCCATCAATTCTTTCATGCACGAATTTTATTTCATCAGCAAGTTCTCTCTTTGATGCATCAATTCTTTCATGTATGAACTGATGTTCTTTTTCAATAACTGAACGAGCACTATCAACTCTTGAATCAATCATTCGTCTCCAATAATCATCTGTTGATGTAATTCTTCTATCCAAATTATCGAAAACAGTATTAACTACGCCCTCTAAATTATTTAGTTCTTTGTTTAATCTACTAATTTTGAACATACCCACAACTACAACCGTAACTAACGCCACGACTATAACTGCACATATACCCAGTGTGAATGATAAAATTTCCATAACTTTTCTCCTTATTCCCAAAGAACTATAACACTCTTACTTACTTAATTTCACAGGCGCCACCGGCACAAGCCAATTCACCTGACAAATCTGTATTGTCTTCCAACTCAACAACATTACTCAAATCAACATCGTGTAATGTTTCCATCAATCTTTCATATTCTTCTTTTGTAATATCCTGGAAAGGTGCCTGAATATATGAGCCACCATCGTAGTTTAGAACAGAAAGACCATTAAAGTGTTCTTTGTTTTCCCACATCCAATTACCAACAGCATCCCATTCATGTTCACGGATGGAAACTGTTGCAGATATGTTGTGAGTATTCATACCTGTTCTGTGACCAGGTTTAATCCAATTCTGATTGAACCACTTTACTCTTTCCAACAACTGCAAAGGACTTTCACTACGAAGTATTGAACCTTCTGGCGCCTTTTGTGGAACACCAATAACAGCCGTATCGTGTGGACGGAAGTATTCATCTTCTACCAATTCAGGATGATTGATTGCAAGATAAGAATAAATTGCCTCATTCTTACCAACACGAACACGGCGTAAATAGAAATCATTGTGCCATGCATGAATGCCGGATGAACAACCCAAAGTCAATGATGATGTTCCAGCAGGTTTAATAGTTGTTGTTCTTGCAGATTTATTGATACCAATAAGTTCAGCAACTCTTTCATTTTCTTCTCTTGATGCCTTAGCGGCGGCTTTCAAATCCAACTTCTGAACTTTACCTGATCCTATACCTGTCATACCAACACCAAGAAGTGCATCCTTTTCAGTTGTTCTTTGCCAGATTGGGCGAAGATAATGAAAATCCGTGTAACCAGCTTGTAATGTTCCAATGAAAGTGGCAGCACGAACTCTGTCTTCCAAATCTTCTTGGCTTTCAACATCGGAAACATTTACCTCACACAAGTTACAGAATTGGAATGGGCGAAGTGCAATCTCACAACAAGGATTTGTTCCCCAATCTTTATCGTTAGAAAGATAAATACCCGGCTCACCTGCATTTGATAATTCTATTTTCTTCCAAAGTGATTTGAAAAATTCTTCCGTTACCTTACTACGAAGAAGAACTGCCGAATTATTAGCTCTGCCTCTTTGTGGATTGAGTTCCCACCAATTTCCAAACTTACAGGAAATCATATCATCATCGTCAGCAGAGAAAAGAGAAATAAGAGCAGCACGGCGAATACCACCGGCAAGAACTGCATCTGCAATATGACAAACAATATCGTGAACTTCAATAGATGATAACTGTTCACCATCTGTTTTAAGGTCAAGGATTGCCCTAATCTTTTCAATACAAATGCGTAGTGGCTCTGGACCTGGTGCCTTACCACCACTTGTGATGAGTCTTGCACCTTTGTGACGAATATCCGAATAATCAAAACGAATAGATGAACCACCTGTGAAATAAGACTTCATAACGGCTTTAATGGCATCTGCCCAACCTTCTATTGAATCACCAATAAGAAATCTTCTTTCTTTTGATTTAGGTCTATGTATTGGTGGTAAAGTCTCTACATGATGTTTCTGAACGGAATAACCTACACCGGTTCCACCGAGAAGAAGAAACATCACTTCACCGAAAGCACGCCAGTCATCTATTGGCAAATAAGCACAGTTGTAAATTCTGTTTGGAGAAATCTCAATTGGTTTACCACCAAACTGCAAAGAACGCATTGACGGTAAAACTTTTTTATCATATACCATTTTATAGACATTTTCAATTTCATCTTTCAGTTGTGGGTATTTTCTTTGGTGCATTTCTTTATTTCTCGTCACCAATTCTTCCCAAGTTTCCCTACGATTTTTTTCGGGAATGAAACGAGCATACTTCATGTAAACTGTGATCTCAGACAAGATGCGATTACTAATGTCCATTTATTTCTCCATTGATTTTTTATTGAAAACTTGATTTTGCTACTATAAAACAAAACCATACACAGATAAGTATATGGTTTTGGATAAAAAAATTGGGTTTTGTTAAATTATTTTTTAACCCAGTTTTCCCCATCCCACCATTCAAAATTTGGCAATTCTGATTTGTATTGGAATTGTTCATACCACTCCGAAACATATAGATATGGATAAGAATGTCCTACCAACTTATCTATAAAGTAATAATGAACTCTTGGGGTAACACCAGATTCATCCAGCCTACCACCAAGCAAAACAGGAACATAAGGTATATTATCATACCAATTGAGTATAGAAAATACAACATCATTGAAATAATAAATTTCATGTTTAACCGATAATGCACTTTCCACTTCATCAATAATTACAGACGGATATAGATGTTTAACATTTTCTAAAATCTGTTTGTAATCACCTTCTTTTGAAATCTTTACCTTCTTTACTTTTCTTCTTCTGTTACCAGAAATTGGAGCAAGTTTAACACGAGCGGATCTACATTGATACCACTCACTGTTTTTTGTTGGCAACCAACCATTCTCAAAAAGATATTGATTGGTTTCGCCGTTTGGAACACAAAACACTTCACATAAATCAGCAGCAGTTTCTAAATCATACTTACCGTTTACATGGCTAAACCGTGTTCTCATTTCAAACCTCGTTTGTTGATAATCATGTTATCGAAACAACAAAACAAGATACGAAACGAAGTTCAGCTATAAGTATTAGAATCCTTCCAATTCTTTGAATTTTTGTGAAAGAGCTTTCTTAACATTTACATCACCTTTCATTGATGTCTGAACACTTTGTCCCATGTCAGAACTTGGTTCATATATCTCAATGTGACCGGTCATTGTATTTATTTTACTTGGGAATGTCATACCATCAGGACCGAAACGATTTTTAATAATATGCCATCTGCCTGTTCCACCAACCTTATCATTTAGTTTTCTTGATAGTGACATGATAAAATCTGCAATCATAATTTTATTATATGACTCTGAAACTTTACCGCCCTCAATAACATCATCTTCGAGTGCAGAACGATTTGCCTGTGATGCAGTCCAAATAGGTATTCCATAAGTTCCACCGATACCACGCAAGTCTTCATAAATATCATTCAGTTCCAATCTCTTATCACCGGCTTTCGATGGTCTTATCAAGTCCGCATAATCAACAATAACCAAATCAGGTGTCTTACCTTGACTGATACACTTTTCGATATGCGATGTAATCGTTGTGATACTTGCAGTTTTAGTTGGATAATACTTTACAATCAAGTCACCTTTAATTGTTTCCATAGCATCACGTATTTTTTCTTGTGCATGTTCTTCATTCAAATTTTGAAAAGCAATCTTTGTAAAGAATGCATCAAATCTTCTTGCAACATAAAACTGATTAAGTTCAAGTGTATAATAAACAACTCTCTTACCGGCTTTAACTGCTTGAGCGGCGATACTAACCAATCCCCAAGACTTACCGCCACCGGCAGGTGCAATAACAACACCTAATTCACCAGCAGCCAATCCACCATTTGTAATATCGTCAATAACATTCCAACCCGTAGATACACAAGTTCTTGCACCTTCTTCATAACGGGCTGCAATATCCAAAAGATATTCGTGTCCAATATCTTTGTCAGTTCCGGCTTTAAGTGCATTATCAACTTTCTTTTTAATAAGATCATACTTACCACTTTTTAGCAAATCAACCGACTCAATAATTGCAACTTTCATCTTTTGATTTTTACAAAATTCAAGTGTAGTTAGTTTGACATATTCGGCATCCGAACTATCTTTATACTTTGCACTTTCTTTCAGAGCATCTGCAATAGTGCTCTTCAAAACTTTATCTTCAACGGCAATCAATTCAGACTTGAAAACTTCAGCAGTTGGTGCAGTTTTATACTTCTCATAATAAGACATTATCTTTTCAACAACCCAACTATTTGCTTGAGACTCAAAATAATTTGGTTCAATAATATCGGAAACTTGTTGTAAAAATGCTCTATCGTTTAATAATGAAGTGACTACTTTTGTCTGAAAGGTATGACCATACTGGGATAAATTATCCTGCATATTTGTTCCTAATGCAATTTATTGTTGTAAAATTCTTCTGAACCCAAACATCCCAATTCAACATAACATTTTGCATCTTATCTTCTACAAATAGTTTATCGAGTTCAACCTTATTTAGTGCATCAATTTCACCATCAACAAGATTTCTTATTGTTGATTTAGTGCTCTGTGAAATATCAACATCACTTAACTGCATAATTCTATGATTGGTTTGCAATACATTTAGGTTGTTCTTTAATTCTTGAATTGCTTTGGATTTATTATCATGTAATTTACAAATTTCTACGAACATTTCCAAATCTATTTTTCTTTTTTCTGATAATTCTGGAAAGAATTTTAATATAGTCTTGTCACCGAGACCACGAATGCCAACTACATTATCACTTTTATCGCCAAGTAACGATTTGTATATGATATAATTTTCACACCATATACCAGTTTCTTCCAAAAGGTTTTCAGGCGTATACATCTTCTTTTTAGTTGGCAAATAAACATTAACCCTATCCGAAACTAATTGTAGAAAGTCTCGGTCATTGGAAAGGATTACACATTTATCTTTGAAATAAGAAGAAAGGTAGGCAATCACATCATCTGCCTCGATTTTATCAATGGAGATTATTGTAAGTGGCAGATTTTGTAGGTATGAAAAAACACGAAACAGTTGATACTTCATTGAGGATTGTTCATCATCAATATCTTCAAACCCAACTACACGGTTTAACCGTGACTTGATTGCCCTACCTTCTTTATAGTTTGAATAGATTTCTTTACGGCGTTGTGAACCACCTTTACCATCAAAGACCACAACAACCCGCGTGGGATTAACCATACGGATTGTTGCTCCAAGAGACTTCAAGAAACCAGAAAGTCCACCAACATGAACACCATCTTCGTTTAATGTTGGGATGGCAGAAAATGTGCGTATAAAAAGGTTCATCCCATCTACAATCAAAACCTTACTATCACGATGTAGGTTTTCTTGTTCTTGTCTTTCTGTTTCTATTTCTTGTAAAAGTCTTTGATATTTGTTGTTCATACTTCATCTTGTAATAATGGTTCATTTGAAAGTGTTACATCGTCTATACGAGCTTCATCAAGTTTCTTATATTTCATAATTACTTTCTCTGCGATTTCATCATAAACTATATCATACAATTCAGGATTACTCATAATCTTTTCAACAAATTCTTTGGATTGAAATTTTATTATCTCTCCAGTTCTTTTGTCTGTCCATGAATACCATGCACCTGATTGTGAAACAAGATTGTGTTCCTTCATAACAGTTAGCCATGAAGAATAGTCATCTATACCACTATCAAAATAAACTTCATATTCACACTCACGAAGCGGTGGACCTACTCTGTTCTTTACCAATTTCGCCTTAACTCTTGAACCAACAATTTCATCACGACCTTCTCTCTTTGCTTTGATAGCACCGATTGAAGAAAGACGAAGACGAACAGAAGCATGGAAAGGAATACCTTTACCACCTGGTGTTGTCCAAGGATCAGAGAATGCTGGGGCATTTAGTTTCTGACGAAGTTGGTTTGTAATAATCAAACAAATACGCTCTCTACCGATAAGGTTTGTAATTTTCCTCATTGCCTTTGAAATGATAAGTGCCTTTGCCGTAGCATAGCCATCCTTATCAAAGTCCGCAGCCATTTCTGTTTTAGTGGATGCACCGGCGATTGAATCAACTACTATCGTTACCAACCTATCTTTATCGGATGAACGAACTTTGTCAATGATAACATCAACAGTTTCAAAAATATCTTCTACTGTTTCCAATGGAATGTATAACATATCTTTTAAGTTCAAACCGATTGCAGATAGATATTCAGTTGCGATTGCATTTTCGGTATCAATATAAACTGCAAGACCACCTTTCTTTTGTGTGTTGAGAAGGGCATGGGCTGCCAACAATGATTTACCAGATTGTTCGAGACCTGTTATTTCAGATACACGACCAACAGGAAAACCACCATACTTGCGATTGGAAATGGCCAAATCTAACATAGTTGAGCCAGTTCCAACCCATTCTTTTACTATTGTAGGTGCATCACTATCACCTTCAAGAAAGTAAGCGGTCTTAACATTTTGAGCTTTGAATTGTTTGTTTATAGTTTCGGCAATGAGCCCACCGAGTTCATCGGAAAGATCACTCTTTGATTTTGCCATAACTCACCCTTATTAAAATAAATCATCAAATGTAACACCAACATCTTCAGCAGATGTAGATGGCTTCTCACTCTTTTCTTGTTTGTAGTTTAGGTCTGCTGCAGGTTCTTCTTGTGATGACGCACCCATCCAAGTTTGCAATTGAATCTTCAAATCATCATAAGATGGTTCTGGATACAATTCTGTAATTTGGGGTTGAGACTTAATCTTTTCAAGAACATCTGCACTTTCTGTAATAGGTGTTTCTTTTGGTTTAACACGAATACTTGTTTCTGCATAAGTCTTACCGGCTTCTTCTGGTGACTTAACGGTAACAACAATGTCACGACCAGATTTTGGATCAGACAAATCACCGTAATCGGGATCAACAAAGAAAGCAAGCAGTTCTTCATAGATTTGTTTACCAAATCCCCAAAACTTTACACCTTCATTTTCTTGACCACGAACAATAACAGGAACATAGATACGCATTTTGGGTTCCAATTTTCTACCCATTACCCAATCTTCTTTATCACCAGTCTGTTTAAGTTTTTCTGCAAACTCAACCACAGGATCAGGACGACCAAATGATGCAGGTGAAAGAATAGACCTCTTACCCAAATTGTAATGGAAATACAATTCGATGAATGGATTTTCTCTGTTGTGGATGTAGGGAACAATTCTGATTTGGGTTTCACCCGGATCGGGTTTCCAAATGTTAGATGTGCGATTGTTTGTGTTTTTTAGAGAGTTCAAACGACTCTTGATTGCATCGAGGTTGATACCCATGATGTTTCTCCAAATGTGTAATAAATAATGTTTAATCGTTACTAAAAGAATGTTATGTCTAATAGAACAATACTAATATATGAATTTAATGTTTAATAAGCAAGCAATTTTTTTTATTTTTTTGTCATAAGATGCGTTCTAACAATTTCTTTGATCTTCTTACGAAATTTATTACGCAATCTTTCATTGACTTTTATTTCAGTTTTTGGTTCTTCTTTATCTTTCTTTTCTTTTTTAGTTGGTTCCTTTTCATCTGACTTTGATTCGGTTGGCTCTGCTAATGCTGAAATTTCATCATCTATTTTTTTAGATACATCTTCCACAATAGAATTTATATCTTCAACTAATGTTTCAAGAACTTTAATATCAGCTTCTGTTAATTTACGTTTGACATAAATACTTATTCTTTTAACAATAAGTTCAATATCATTTTCGTGTGATTCTTTATCTTCTTCAGCATAAGCGGATGATTTTAATTTTGCAAGAGAATTGAACAATGCCTTCAATGATGGGTTATTTGAAAATCTAGATCCTATTGCCTGTAACTTATCCCTCACATCACCATAAGATTTTGAATTTACAAGTGGTGAAAACCAATTTTTTATTACATCTGGCGTATCAGACGGAAACATCATTTTCAAATAACTACTACGACTACCATCAATAGCAGATGAAGCGTCTATGAAAATAATATAACCCAACGGACTAATTGCTGATTCTGTTATAGATTCGTTTATTTTATTTTTAATCTTCTTCATTTGTTTCTCACGGTAGTAATGTTAGTTTACCCGAACTCTGTATTAAATAAACACTTATGCTAGTTTCTTTATTAAAAAAATGTAGTTTGCCACCCATAGGTTTTTTATAGGTATACCCAATTTCTTTTAGAGCATCAACTATCTCATGTTCTTTATACATACTAGCATCTATGACATTATCAGGAAGCATAGATACATCTGATAACTTCTTTTTTAGTTCCTCAAATATACTATCAAATCCGGTTCCTTCTTTGATTGTTTTCTTATATTCGAGTATTTTTTTAACAACTCTATGTGTTATTTCATCAATAATTGATTTAGTCATATGGCTTTTCATTTAGTTATACCTAATACTATTAAATAAATATCAAAAAGTTTGAACTTTAACAAGAAATATCTTCACTACACGAAATCCGTCTTTATTCTTTAATAGTGCGCAGTTTCGGTATCTCTCCCATTCAATTGGATATTTTTTATCAAGCACACCGTTATTCAAATTCATTATCAATTCATTCAAAGCATTTATGGTGTATATTGTATTTGTTTCACGTTTTTGATGAACCATTATTGAATTTGGTAAAAACTTCTTGTAGCTATCCATGATTATATTGTATGATAATATACAATCGTCTTTTATCTCAAACGATTTGAAAATGAAGATTTTATTATTTAATACTGAAAAATTTAGTTTTATTTCTTCTATTACTTTGTCTAACTCATACTTTTTAGCAAAAGTGCAAACAAGTTGTGTTTTCAATATGTCTCTCTCATTAGTTAAGATTTTGTGTCAGTATCATCTGGAAATTTCAATGAAAGCATTACACGAAATAATAAATCCTCGTCATCTATGTATCTTGATAATATCTCTTTTGCTGCATTCATATGTGCCTCATTGTAGACATTGAATCTATCGGTGTTTATTTTTTCAATCAATTCTTTTGCAATCTCATTAAAATCCATACAAAACCATATTTGTTAATTTTACAATACATACATACTTCATATAAATATGTTCTTAAATTTGTTTAATGTGTCCAAAATCTTCTCCCGAGTAAATTTTTATGGTCATATTATCAGTTTCAAATGCAGTCTTTAACACATCAATTAAATGTTTTTCATCTGGATGAATATCGAAAATAAATGCATCATAAAGATACATCATAAAAACTGATTTCTTATCTACTAAATGTGGTAAGATACTTTTTATTTTACGGACATTGTATTCCGTTTCCAACGATTGTAGAACATAATTAAATACTTTATTCGGTGTTGCATCTTGAATATCTCTGAAAAGTTTTTCGTAAAACCAAGACTTCACCACACCATCAATTTGATACCGATAATACAATTCATCTATGAGTGCTTGAACGGAACGAAAGAAGGTATGATTCATAAACTCTGGAGTTATCATCCCATATATGTTCTGGAATACTTTACCTTTGAATTGGTCATAGTCCATATCTATTCCCAAATCATTTTGTATTTGTTCGTAAGGATGATATTCAAATCTATAATCTAATATCTTTGCCAATAATTTTATATGGAAAGCATCGTAGTCAAACTGAACAATCTTTCCTCCATCAAACCGTGAACGAATTTTATCTCTACTACCGTCTTTCTTATTCATTGCAGAGAAGTTAAATCCACCCCAAGCATTACTTGGTCTGCCTGTTGCCGTATACCACATATAATTTTGTTTCTTCCATTCGTCACCAACAAGAATATCATTTTTTTCAATCTCATGGAATACATTTATGAAATCATTACAATAGTCTATGCAATTTTGAGTAATTGGATTATCTTCATAAATCTTCATAACATATCTTGCAATTCTTCTTGCCCATTCCAATTGTTTTGAAAGTGGTATGACTTGACCTAAATCTTCTATCTTGTAAAATTTGTTTGCAAGTATTTCCATTCCTTTCGGGTAAAATTCATGTGGGTTTATGCTGTCTGATATGTAGTAATGAAGATATGAATTTATATCAATACCATCGGTTATATTGTTATACACTAACGTCTTTTTATTGAACACAAGGGTTTTGGGATGCAAACGAATATCATGTAAACTAATATCACTATCAATTTCATCTGGATGTGTAAAGTTTAGGTATTGTTCTTCGCCATCCGTAAAAAGAAAATACATACCAACGATACTAACAATAGATTGATGTTTGTTTGGATTGCTTGTGATTGGAATGCAAACCGAAGGTTTTTCTTGAAATATCATATACTAATTTGGATTGATTGTAACATAACCCAAATATAATCATTTTTTTTGTAAATTCAAAATAAAAATTTATAGATTATTCAATCCAAATCCGGGAATTTTATCCTCTGCTGTATCTGAAACGTTTTCTCGACTTACATTCGGTATAGATGTTTCGATAGAGATTGGCGTATTAGATATAGGTTCTTTTGTTTCAACTCTTGGTTTTACAGCTGGAACATTCTCATACACAGTCAATTCTCTTGGATTGCGAACTAGTTGTTTAATCAAACGAAACTTTTTTGAATATCTATCTATAATTCTTAAATTAGTATCTATAACACCTGGCATTTTTAATAAGTATCCATCGTGAATATCATATTCAGGACCGTCAACTTTCCAAGGCATTGAAATCATTTCATATAGATATTGGTTTATACCAATGGTGCTATCACCATACTCCTGTGATTGTTCTGGAGATATTTCAAAAAATACCCGTTCTCTCTCATTTCTTTTTGTAACAAAATATCTATATGTTGATCCCGCGTCAATCTCTTTTTGTGTCAGTTGTCTTTTTACAGGTCTAGGTGATGTGAATTTATAGTATTCATCTGTATTGTTTCTTTTCTTTCTACGAATGCCTGGATTATTTGTTCCTGTTTTGTAAAAATGTTTTAGGTCATAATACTTCTTTTTTGGCTCTGATAAATTTCTAAACCTTATTAGTCTTTCTGATTTCAATGGGTTCCATTCATGTTCGGTAAAGACTTCACCAGTTGTATATCTGTGATAAAAACCAACATAATCTGTAAAGTCTCTAAGCAACATAAATTCGCGGCCATTAGTAAATAGATTTTTTACTATTTGACTTTCAGGATAATAAATTTTTTGTCTATAATCTTTTATATTCATTATCCTAACCTCATAATTCCTTTCAAACTTGTTTCCCAAGTATTAACATCTATTTTATTATTGATACCATTGATTGCAAATACAGAACCGCCATATCCTGGTGGTTTAAGATTTGTATTTATTGCCTCATTGAAGCCCCATCCGGAACACCCATCTATCGTTACACCAAAATCTATTGGAAACAATACCCTCTTTTTTGAATGATGTCCACCCATAGCTTTTTTCTTCAACTTCAAACAACCTTTCATCGAATCGCCCCATGTAGTATTTATTCCATTTTGATCGGCTTGATTTAATAAATCTTGAATTGCTGATCCTGGATTTGAACCATGTGTTGCACCTGGTTTAGCAGGTGTATCAACATTACCGCCACCCATTATTGCAGCACCCATTGTTGAACTTGTTTTACATGATATACTAACATTTTTAAGCATGGGTTTACCGAAACTTGCATTGAAACCGAACCCACTTTGGGGATCACAATAACTCATATCTTCTACTGAAAGGACTGATAGTGATTTACCAACACCGCCACAACTTGGAAATTTCTCAATAACTTGTGTTGCTAACTGCCACCAATCACCAGATGCTTCATTGGCTCTCTTACATAGTTCATTCAAAAAACTTGTTAAATTCTTTTGATTAGCATTACCATCGTTATTATCATTAAAAAATTGTCTCCAAGTTTCTTTAACATAATCACAATTAAACCATATACTACCTATTGGACTTCGGTTTGTTGGCATAGCAGGACTTCCACCCTTATATGTGCATTGTGGCCATAAAACTTCCATAGGATATGAACTCATAAACCCATCTGATCCAGGACCACCTGCCTTTGTTTTATTCGCAATATCAACCCCCTTAACTGCTCCCTTTGTTGCTGAAACAATTAGTGGTTTTAGGTAATCCTCCATACTTCCAAAATTAACATACCAAAACTTTTTAACAATTGGTTTTGTTATTTGGCCGGCACTACCTGCACTGCCACCAGAAGGCGGTGGTGTTCCAGACGAACCTTGACTTCCCTGACTACCGGCAGCACCAACAGCAGCTTCATCAAATTTATTAACTTCATCTGTTTCTGGTGGATCGGGTTGCCATGGTATACCAACTGCAATATATCTTAAACTGCCAATTGTTGTTGCTCCTTGTACCTCCCATGCTTTAATACCATATATTTGTTCTGGAGCACCAGTGCCAGGTGTCAATGCTCCCATTACTGAACCTGCTGCTCCACCGCTTCCGGCAGATGGCAATGGATTTAATTGAGCCATTGCTTGATCTATAGAAGTTCCCAAATCTGCACCAACAGCTTTAAGTTGCTTAGCATCAAGTGGAGCAAACGGAGGATCATTTGGGGTAGCAGTTGTTGATGCTCCTGCTGCACCAGATGGACCGGTTGAAGTGCTGGAAGGTGTAGTTTCTGCGTTTGGCTTTGAAAGATTACCAGTTACTCCGGTTGCAATAACACCTTGAGCAAGAAGTGATGTGGATGCATTGATAGAAACATCGGTATTTACAGACCAACTAAAATCCATAACCATACCACTAAAACCAAATTTCGAAGCACACTGCGAACTTGCCCACGTTGTCCATCCAAAAGAAACACCTATGTTTGCACCTGGTTTGAAAAATGAACCACCAAATCCTATATCAAGACCACTAGCAGTTAGTGCAGGATAAATTGTAAAACTGATTGATGCCTTTATTACCGATCCCATTGCACCTTCATTTGATGTATCAACACCGGTTAAAATTGGTAGAGTTGGTGTGTGTGACTTGGGTTTATACAATGAAATATCACCACCCTTTGTTATATGTTCTTTCCCTTTTGGAAAAGTTAAACCACCAGCATTTGCCCAAGTTTTTCTACCGTATGCCCAATAAATACCAGCAGCAGATGGATCTGCACCACCACGAATTTTTTTACCGTAAACAATACCACGAGCATTAACTTCACCAGCGCCTGGACCTGGCGGCCGAAGAAACGGGTTTGTTACACCTATACTCCATGCCATAATTACCTCATAAAATTATACTGTTGAAACAGAGCACCTATACCTGTTATTTTATCATAGTATGGTATTCGTATTACTAATCCAGGAGGTATTACTAAACTTCCTCTACCTAAATTATTAACGGAAGCAAGAACAAACCAATAAGATGCATCCCCATAATAATCAAACGCGAGATTATCTAATCTATCCCCTAAATGTGAAACTATGAAAATATCTTCATTATTAGAAAAACCGGGATAAAAAATGCTAGATAATCTACTAACTCTTTTTTGTGTGCCATCTGGGTTAGTTTTATTTATTCCAGTTATAGTATTACATTCTTCATATCTATTGGGCATAGTATCCTTTTGCTATAAAATATACAACATACTAATAAATATACCGTAAAATAAAATTACAATATATTAAGGGGGATTTTTATTTGATGCTTGTTTAGCAGCATCTTGAGCAGCTTTCTTAGCAGTTTCATCTGCGATTCTCTTTGCTTCAGCTTCTTCATAAGCTTTGGTATCTGCTGCATATTTCTTCTGTTCTTCCGCGTCCGCAGCGTCTAACGCCTCGTCTCTAGCTCTATTCTTTTCAAATGATTCTTGCTGACTTGCAGGCAGCCAGGTGTACACAGTTTCTTCCTTTTCTTCAAATTCATCGTCTTTACCACCTGGTTTTTCTATTCTAACTTTTTGTTTAACAGGAACTTTAACATATCCCATTTTCTTATAGTCTTCATCTGATAATCCATCGCCGTCTTTAATGTCCTCAAATGGTTTTAAGTCTGCTTCTCTTGTTGGATCTTCATCTGCTGGTGGTTTAGCATCACCATCATTTGTTCGGAAGAAGTTTATTCTTTCATCATTTGACGATATTGCTGGCATTAAACCATCACCGTTAATATCATCATACAATGAATACATGACACCACCCCATTCAGGACGATAATTACCTATGACAGTAAATCCAACTGCAACCTGTATTGTTTTTGGTAGTTGTAATACGCCTGGTTTTGCTTCTTCATTATTATAGTTCTTATCTTCTTTCAAGTGTCCAGTTTCCCAAGTTCCACCAACATTATCAAATGTATATGATAACGAATTTATGAATCCAGGCGTCTTTCTGAATAGATGCCCTATGTTCAAACGGCATATTGGGGATCTAAATTTTCCACTACTATAATCTGGAGCAGTCCATGATGCAAGATAATTCAATTTACGCCACGTTGCCGCCTGTTCATCGCGAGATCCAATGTGAACAGTAAATCCAAAACTAACATCTCTTTCATAAGAACCGTATAAGTAAATTGGATCCCCTCTACCCATATACATTTGAGGACTCCAACTTGGTTTGTGATTGTCAGTTATGCTATCAAATGCTGCTCTAAAAACTATTGCTTCAGCCGCTTTGCCGGTTGCTCCTTTACCCGATAATTGTGTGCTTGTAAAATAAAATGTTATTAAATCTTTTTTACCTGGAATTTCTGTATCATTAAGTTCATATACGTCTGCATCATTCATTAGTTTGACAGGATCTCTCCATTTTTTGAAATCTATTATGTTTATACGGTCTCCTCTAAACTCATACCCATCACCTTGTTTTTTTACAACTTTACCACCATTGTATTTTATATTACTTCTGAATGGTTTACTTCTATCTGCACCAACTTTACCAGGATTACCAAAACCAAACTTATCTTCCAAATTATTTGTCTTGTAATCTATTACAGCAGGATCAGTAGAAAATGTTTTCTTTTTGTCACCCCATTCAATATCATGTCTAAAATCATTATAGTCATGTGAACGGTTTGCATCTCCACGTGGAATCTTTTTAAGTTTTCCGTAAGCAACCGCAGCATACTGTTTAATCGGTGCATCTGCTTGTGTTTGTCCAGTTGGTATTTGTTTTAATACATCTGGTAATTGTATTGGCATTGTTGATTGAATATCGGTATCACCTGCAATGTTTGCACGGGTTCTATCAATATAAGCAATAGGTCTTGGTGTAAACGGATCTTTTTGTTGAATTAACTTATATGCACTTGGTTGAATAAAAGCAGAATTATCAGGATTAGTTTTACCACCAGGATATTCTTGACTTTCTTTTCCAGACAAAGTTGAACCACTAACCAAATATGATAGAGCAGTCATTAAACCATCAAAGGTATTTGATGATTCTCTATATTGTTTTTCTAATCGTCCCGAATAGGTATTATTTGTTCCGGCTTCGTCTTCTGCAGAATCACCGGTTTTTGTTTTAGGACCAAACCAAGTTTCTCTTTTTGCTGTTGATGGATATGATTCTGGTAAAATTCCAGACGTATCATAATGAATCATAAATGGATGACTGGCTCTATTTATTATGGTTTCACCATTTGGATCAGTTCCAGAATTAGGTCCACCTAAACCACTCAATCTATAAATTTTAGAGCCCCTTTCTTTTTGTGCACTTGATATTGCAGCCGGAAGTTTTGAATTTATAGGAACAAATGCAGATGGTATCAATTCGGATAAAAGAGCAATCAATCTATTATATTTGTAAACAGAATATACATTACTTGTCTTTTGTATTGCAGATGATAATATAGTTCCACCATTTGATGACTCTCTTGGGAATTTCATAACATCTATTTTATTACCAAATTGATTATCTGCAGAAGGATTCATTTTCTTAACAACTCTTTCATAATAATCGAAGTCATCAAGATTATTAGAACTTGGTTTATCGCCATGACGAATACGAATAGCACGACCCCTTAATGTATTATCACGTATTGCATTAAGTAATGAGTCTGAATTATACATTCTTGTCTTTGCCGTTGGAGAAGACAAAGTGCCAGGATTATCCCAATCATTGAGTGTATCAACGAATGGATTATTGTCATATAATTGTGTTTGTAATGTTTCCCATTTTTGACCGCGAGGACTTTTCAACCACAAATCAATTCGTTTTACATCTAACGCATTTATATCACTAAATTGATCCGAATACCCACCTTTTGAAACAAAATCTACAGATCCGCTAGGAAATCTTGAATTACCCCATCTTTCGTTCTTAACAACATCTTTTATTTGAATACCACGAAGAACATAAGGATCCTGTCTAAACCCACTTGAATTATATGAATCCGTATCTAATTGAAACTTTCTGTATTGTAAATTTAATTGCCCACCATTTTCAGAATATCCATACAAATAACTTCCGTTAATTTGTCTATTATCTCGCATGGTTCTTTCATACTTCTTATTGTAAGCACCTGCAGTTTTTGGTAATACTGTTCTACTTGATACATAATACGGATGTGTTGAATCATTTATTGTTATATTTGGAACTTGATTCTCCAAAGAAGCAAGAGTTCCTGGTTGTGTCCAAGGACGTTTACCCAAAGATAACGGTGCAAATTCTTCACCTTTAACAGTTGTTACTCCTCCGGAAGCACGAGCATTAGAAACCGCAAGTCTTCCACCATCATCTAAATTATATGTTAATGTTGGATTGATTATTGGATAAAGAGTTCCATCATTTGTTGACATCTTCGGTAAGAAACCGTCTCGTTTTACCGGAGAAAAACCAAAGAAGTTTGTAACTGGAGTATCTAACCCACCAAATTTAATTTTGTTAGGTCCGCTTTCGGTTGAGTGTATTGAATATCCAGATTGATAATTTGTTTTTGTTTTATCCGTGTAGAATGTTTGGAAACCTCTACCGGCTTGTGTTGTATTGTTTTTTTGCTGAACATCAATATATTGTTTACCAGTTGGTGTTCTGTATAACCCAAAGTAATTATTACTTGGTGCACCGGTCCTGGATCCTTTCCAAGCAAATTCAGATGATTCAGTTGAGTATTCTGTTAGTGGTCTTCCACTACCTTTTCGCATTATATCTATTGAGAAACCACTTTGGTTATTATCTGGAAAATAATTTATACCAGTCGGTCTTAAACCTGCAAAACCAAATCTTGAAGATTCATTTATGTATTCCGTATCTGGATTACCTGCGCCCTTTGGCATAATATCAATAGTGAAACCACCTTGGTTATCATCTGGAAAGAAACTTTGTTTAGCAGGCCTACCACCGTCAAAATCAAATATAGAAGATTCTGTCTTGTATTCTGTTCCAGGTCTACTACTACCTTTTGCCATAATATCAAGAGTAAATCCAGTTTGGTTACTATCTGGAAAGAAACTTTGTGGTTTTGGTCTACTACCGTCAAAATCAAACCTTGAAGAATCAGCAACATATTCTGTTGGAGGTAAACCTTCGTTTCTCTTAATATCCATAGTGAAACCGGATTGATTTGTATTGGCAAAGAAATCAATTACCGATTCTAATGGATTACCTGGTCTTCCACCCTTAAATGTATAGAATGAACTCTCATGGAAATACTCTGTTCCAGTTGGTTTACTTTTCCCCTTTGGTTGTATGTTTAGAGTAAATCCTGTTTGATTTATTTTCTCTTTATCAAAGTAATCTGTGCCAGCTTTTGGAAACTTTCCAGTAAATGTAAATTCAGAAGAATCTTTTACATACTTACTATCGTATAATTCGGGAAGTCTATGAAAACCTATGGTTGTAAACTTACCTTTCAAATCAAAATAATTTACTTGTGGAGCTTCATCACGACTACCGTTCCAATCAAATATAGATATTTCTGGAACATATTTCGTGTCATATATTTCCGCAAGTCTATGAAAACCGGCAGTAGTAACTCTTTTGCGAATATCAAAAAAGTTTACTTCTGGAGAATCACTACGACTTCCATCCCAATCAAATTCAGAAGATTCTTTAATATACTTTGAATCATACTTTTGTGCAAGTATATGAAAACCTGTTTTTGTAAATTTATCAGGCAAGTCAAAATAATTAACTGCGGGTGCGGCAGACCTATTTCCATCCCAATCAAACCGTGATGATTCTTTTATGTATTTGGATTCATATTCTTTGGCAAATGTATAAAATCCTGCATTTGTATGAGTTGATTGTAAATCAAAATAGTTTATTGCAGGTGCATCATTTCTTAAACCATTCCAATCAAATTCAGAAGAATCCTTAATATATTTTGATTCCTTGAATGAAGGGAATGTATGAAATCCAACACTTGTAAATCTACCCAACAAATCAAAATAATTAACTGCGGGAGCATTTTGTTTCGTTCCATCAAAATCAAACTGTGAAGAATCTTTTACATATCGTGTATCATACAGTCCATGAAATTTATCAAATCCACTATTAGCATATTGGTTCTGTATATCAAAATAATTAACAACAGGTGCATCTTGTCTATTTGCATTCCATGTATGTATTGAAGATTCATTTATGTATTTTGTTTCTAAAAATGGAATAAATATATCAAATCCAGAAGTTGCATTTTTTACTGGTATATCCAAGTAGTTTACAAAAGGAGCATCATCTCTTGTTCCAACCCAAGTAAATCTTGATGAATCTGGAACATACAAAGATTCGTATGGTTGAGCAAATGTTGTGAACCCATCAGTAGTTTTTCCCGCCGTTAAATCAAAATAATTTACTGCTGGTGCATCTTGTCTGTTTCCATCCCAAATAAATTCTGATATGTTTTTTAGATATTTGGAATCATACTTTTGAGCAAATACGTGAAAACCAGTTGATGTAAATTGTTTGAATTGATCCAAATAATTAACTGCAGGTGCATTTTGTGTGGAATTTCCTACCCACACAAATGTGGAAGAATCTTGAACATATTTTGAATCCATAAACCCCGCAAAGTTATGGAATCCCATATTAGAATTTACACCAGCTTGATCGAAATAGTTTACAGTTGGCGATTGTTGTTTGTTTCCATCCCAATCAAATATAGATGAATCTGGAATATAATCAGATTGACCTTGTAAAGCAAATTTTGTAAATCCATCTGATGTATTCAAGAATATATTATCAAAGTAGTTTACAGTTGGAGCACCTAACCTATTTCCTTGCCATCCTAAAAATGATGTTTCAGTTTTATATTCTGTTATTTGCGGTTGTGCAAATATAGTAAATCCACCAAGAGTATTGTTATTATTACCATCAAAGTAATTTACACCAGTTATTTTTGTAAAATCATATTGAGAAGAATTTGGTTGGTAAAGAGATTCTGCTGGATTAACAAATGTTTGAAATCCTCTACCATTTGTATCAGCAAATGCATTTGTAAACGGACCATCATCTGATCCACCTGTCCATACAAATTGTGAAAAACCAATATACTTACTATCACCAATTTGTTGTCTTTGATTAAATCCTATTGCAAACTGATTTGAGAAAAAGTTTACTTCTTGTAATCCTAAAATAGAATACAATGAATTTATCGATTTCTCATATCTTCCGCCTGGAAATGTTGGTGTTATTCCATCTAAATTTAATTGACTTCTATCGGTATCATGGATTGTTGTTCCTGAATATCTAATTGGACTCTTATCATCGGTCTCTATCATTTTTTCAAGTTCCGATGTTCCAATAAATTTTATTGGTGTGCCGTCTATATTAAATTCACTACCATCGTTAGTGTGGATAGTTCCTTGATTAAGTCTTAACACAGTAACATCTGGATTTACAACAAGACCTTCCTTTATAGTATCTGTTATTATATTTGGCGATTGTTCTTGTCTACTAAAACTCAACGGAGGAATTATAGGTTCTATTTCTGGTATTATTATATTATCAACCGCATCATTTACATTCTTTGTTATTTCAACTGTATTTTCTGTTCTATCAAAAAACTGTGGTGGTCTTGTTATTTGAATCAATGGGTTTATTATATTACCAATAGGTGATAATATATCAGTATTGATTACAACTGCCTGGTCCGTTCTATCAAATGATTGTTGCGGAACGTTTATTACTGTTCCTGGATTTGTTATATTATTGGATGCATCATTTATATTTCTTGATATATTTGGGGAACTATCTTCTCTCTCAAATGTTTGTGCAGGTCTATTGAGTTCAATATCAGATCTATTATTGTTTTGACCCGGTGTTGTTCTACTTACTTCAACTTCCGATTCACTTAATCTACTTTGAAATCTTGTTTGTGATATTTTTGAAAATTTAGACTCTATTTGATCCAAACCAATTCCGGATGCAAGAGGTAGTCTTGAATCACTAACTGATGGCGATAATGCAGATACACTGTTTATCAATAAATTTTCAACAGGAGTTTGAACTATATCGTCTAGTTTTGTAGATGAAAGTCTATCTTGAAGTTCGACTCTTTTATCTGATGGTATAACTATATCATCAAATTTTGATGATTCCAATTTACCAACCAAATCAACTTTGTTTGGTTTTTTTGTATTATCTAATTCTGTTGTGCCTAATTTTTTAGTAACATCACTTGGTTTTGGTTTTTTTATTTCATCGAGTTTTGTTTTTCCCAATTGACTTGTTAAGTTTACAACTTTTGGTTTTTTTATATTAGGAACTTCTTTGTATAAACTATCTGTAATTGGTTGGTTAGTTGCAAAATTTTTGTCACTAGTAGCAGATGATGCTTCTGGAGAACTCTTGCCCTCTTTTGAAACCTCTGACCTGTATTTAGCCAAATCCGATTTTAAGTCTACTAATGCCATTATTTACATATCCTGTTTAATTCAGTAATAAATATGAAAGTGTGTTGTTTTATTGTGCCTGACGACCAAATGTGTTTTGAACATTATATGATTTCTTAATGTCTAATGTTGAACGTATTTCTTCAACAAACCTATCACCAAATTTAATAATTGTTGGTTGACCTGCAATACTACTGAACAACCCAATAAGTTGATCCAACTTACCTTCAACTCCACTCATGTTTACTCCACCAGCAGCAGGACCGGCTACACCACCACCAGCAGCGGCTCCCATAGCACTTGGTGATGCAGAAACAGATTGCATTCCAATCGGAGATACTGCAGTTGCTGCGGGGGTTGATATATTTGATTCTGCACCCTTCTTTCCTTCTTCTTCTTTTTCACCACCACCAAAAATTGATGATATTCCGCCAACTATTGAATCCATTACTTTCGATGCCTTAGATTCAGTAGAAGTTTGATTTATTTTTTCAAAAACTTGTCCAAGTTTTTCAACATCCATACCAGCAATAGTATCTGCAAGAGTTTTAAGTGATGTTGAAATTTCCAACAAACTTTTAGCAACAGCAGAAAGTTTTTCAGGTTCTAATGATGCAATCAATTTTTGCATTGTTGATAGTGGACTTTCGCCTCCAAGAAGACTTCCAATCCCTTCCATGATTGCACCACCACCTAAACTTTGCATTAAGTTACCTAGTGATTCTTTGAATTGATCAAGTTTTGTTGTATCTATTGTTTGTAGACTTGTTCCAATCATTGCCAGACCGGCAGATAACATAGTTACACCCGCGGCAATTCCTAATAATCCTGATGGATCAACTTCTCTAACAAGTGTCATCAACATATCAAATGGACTATCACCACCAAATAAACTTCCCAAACCTTCTAATGCGGCACCTATACCACTACCACCACCAAATGCAGCGAGAGCACCAGCAAGTGCGGTTATACCACCTGCGATTCCAAATAATTGTCCTGGATCCATTTCACCAAGAGCAAGTAATCTATCTATAAATCCATATATTGCCCCAGCAATCGCATTTATGACATCAACGATTGCACCACCAACTGTGCTAATTACTGTATTTAGTCCTTCAAAGAATGTTTGTAATAATGGTCCAACAGAACCAGCGGCGGCACCTATTACATAAAGTGCGGCGCCAAATATAAGAAGAGCACCGGATAATACAGCCAATACTGCTGCACCAGCAAGGAATAACGGAGCAGCTGCACCTAATAATGCAGCAACTGCAACCAAACCAAGTAGTGCAACACCTGCTTTTGCCATATCTTCCCATTTTATTCCAACAAAGAATTGTAATGCAAGACCTATTACATAAAGAGCTGCACCTAATATCAACATAGCAGCTGCACCTATAATCATTTCTTTACTTGCCTTACCCATCAAATACGCAATACCTGCAAGTCCGAGAAGAGCAACACCAGCTTTTGCCATTGCAGCCCAATCAACTTTCATAAATTCTTGAACTGCTTTAGCAGTTACATAAAGAGCTGCAGCAAGAATTAGTATAGCAGCTGCACCTTGCATCATTTTTTTAGTGTCCATTTTATTTACAGCATCAACTATACCATCCATGAATCCACCACCCTTCTTTCCAGCCTTTGGCATTTTTGCCTTTTTTGAACCACCCATTCCACCTGCTTTATCTGCAACCATATCTTTCATTTTTGAACCAAACGCACCCGCCTTTTCAGTAACTTTTCCGAATGCTCCACCCAATTTACCAGTAACTCCACCCGCTAAACCTTTAATACCATCCATTAGTGGACCCTTCACCATATCGAACAGACCCATTGCTCCTTTACCGGCTAATTTGAAACCAGCCGCTACACCACCTGGTCCAGCAACTTTAAGTGCCATTGCACCTATACCTGCAACTGATGGGTTTATGAATCCCATTAGTCCACCGACTGCTCCACCTGCATCCGCGAAACCACCAACTAATTTACTAACAAATTCTATTATTTGTGGTAATCTTTTCATTAAAGTTTGAACCGCTTCCATCAATTTTGGAAGTGCCTCCTTTACACCAGCAGCAATAGCATCCATATCAATTTCATCTATCATTTTTTGGAAAACTGAAACACCTTCACCTCCATCTTCCAATCCACCAACTATTTCGAGAACTGCATCAATAACAGGAGCAAACTTTTGTTTCAATTTTTCAACAGCATCAGCCATCGCTTCTTGTAAACTGGCGGAACGTTTTTCAGCTGCAAGTTTTTCTATGTATGCCTTTTGTTGATCATTTGCCGCACTCTTTGATGCCTCCGCAAGTTCTTTTGCATTCATCTTTGAAAGATTTTCAGCCATAGTGGCATCTATTTTTGCTTCTTTGAGTTTTTCAGCGTTAGTAAGCATATCTGTCATTTCTTCAACAGACATACCCATTGCCTTTGCCATTGCCTCCTGTTGAATAGCATTCATTCCTTGAAATTCCTCCAAAGAACCGGCTTGATTTAATAATTCTTCTTGAAGATTGTATATGTCACCTTCCATTGCATATCTTCTAGCGGCATCTAATTGTAAGTTTTTACCAGTCAATGCTTGTGCTTCCATTTCTGCAGTAAGAGATGATTCCAAATCAAGCATACCACGACCAATATCTTTAACTTTCTTAAGATCCATACCCAACATTTTTGCCTTCATAGCGGCAGCAGCAAGTTCTTTGGTTGAACCCTTAAATGCAACTGCAACTTCTTTTGGAACACTTGCAAGTGTTTTCATTGCTTCTTTAGCATTCATTACCCCTTTACCAACACCAACGGCATCTTTTACAAGATTGTCCATTGACGTTCCGGTAATAATGGATAAGTCTTTTATTTTTGCAACTTCTTCACCGGATAATCCAAATTGTTTAGTTAGAATAGATGCTTGTTTTACAAAATTTGTCATTTCTTTATTACCAGCATTTACCATACCAGCAACATCCATCCCATTGAATGCCTGTTGAGCTGCTTCTATACCAACTGCAATTTCTTTGGAATTTATTCCAGTAATTTTCATTTCATTTGATATTCTTGCTGTATTTTTATACAACTCACGGGCTTCGTTTTTACTCATAGCAAAGTCTTTACCCATTTGTGATATTTGCCCATCCACTTCCATCAATACACCGAATGCCTTTTTTAGTCCCCCAACTAATAACCCAACACCACCTGTTAATGCACCAAGTCCCATACCAGCAACTAACTTTGGACCCATTGCAATCATACTACCAAGACCTTTAGCACCTTCTTTGAAAGCATCTTTGAAATTACCTTTGAGTCCATTTTGGATAGCAGCAGTAAATGACTTATTCATATTATCTGCTGTTTTATCTATGCCAAGAATTTTTGTAATCTGCTCACCACCTGGAAGATTTTTAACCCAACCACCCATGGCGGTTCCAATCTTAGATCCAGTCCCCTCAATCAGTTGAAGACTTGCATTTTGTTTTTCAATTACTTTATTTTGAGCATCTATTGTATCAAGTCTTTGTTCTTCTAATTTAATACCCTTCATCAATGTTGCTTGATCTGCTGCACTCAAACCTAACAAATTATTTTCAACATTATATCGTTTGATAGCAAGTGCTTCTCTTGCCTTATCAGTTTCTACTATTTTTGCTTGACCTTTTTCTATTAAACCAGTTTGTGCAACTGAATCTTGATACAGTTGTGAAACATCACTATTTATACTTCTCATATCATCAAGATTTGTCTTAAATGCACCGCTTGTGTTATATCCCTCTTTTATAGAGTCTCCAATTTTATCCCAATAATCTGCTATTTCACTATTTGTTCCCTTACCCTTTTCTAGCGTTTCTGCATATTTTTTTGATTTATCGCTCATAATACCAAGTCGAGCGCCAATATCTACGGTTGCTTGTTTTTGTTCATTGGCAAGTTTGAGAGTTTTATCTGCAATTTCTTCGCGTTCTTCGTCTGTTTTTTTTGATTTTTGTTGTGTTTTGTAGTTTTCTTCTGTTCTGGTTTTTGTTTCTTTTTGAAACTTCTCGGCTTTTTTAGTTCTATCTTCGGAGTCCTTTTCTATCTTCTCTATTTTTTTGCGCACTTCTTCTTCTTTCTCTACGGAATCCATGAGAACTGCTTCTAATGATATAAGTTTCTTTATGTTTTCTATTGATTTTTTTTCAGCAGAATCCATTTTAGCTTTCTGTTCAACAAGTTGTTTTTCTAATTGAACTCGTTGTTCCATCAGTTTTTTAAGTTCTGCTTCAAGTTTTACTTCGTTTTCTTTCGCCACTTATTTCTACGAATAATAATAAAAAACGGTTTACATATCTTCTATAAATATGTAAACCGCAAATTTATCGTCTCGGTGTTGATGGTTTACTGAATGTAGGCATAGCAACTTTGTGTTTTGAAACTTCTGCTTGTTCTGCCTTATTCTTTTCCTCTAATACTTTTTTAACTTGATTGATATAAAATCGTCTCAAATGTATTGGAAGATTGTAAACTTCATCCCAACTAAAACCACCTCTACCATAATAGCATAGAGAAAAAATTTCTTCATGTAATCCTAATCGGTAATCAGGTTCCAGGCCAAAAAAATGATACCTCAACGGGTATGTCTATCTCCTTTACCTCACCTGTTATATCCGAAACAAACGTAAACGTCATATCCAAATCGGGTGAGATTTCTTTTATGTATGACCTTAACGCCCTTGAATCAGCTGCAAATAATTCGTTATCAACAAAATTATTTATAGTAGCTCTTCCAGTTTCACCATCAACTGATGTAATAATATGTTTGAGTCTTGTTGTAAGTTCCCTATCAATACCGGTCTTTACAAGAGTTTTATTCATAGATTTTATTTCACTTTGAACTTCTTTCTCCATTCCATGTGTCATTAACCTAAATGTAACCACTCTTTTTGATATTGGCAACTCATAATCAAACTCTTTCTTTCCATTCTGAAACAAGCTGTAATCGACCTCCTTGTGCTCAATTTCAGTTAAATCTATTGTAACTTGTTGTTTGTTTCCTGGAGAAAATGGATCATCAATCTGAACGGTATAATCTTTACCATAACCCAAAATTCTAGCAGCAACCATAATTGCGTTCTTATCGCCCGTATACAAGTCCGAATAGTTGATTGGAGTTACAATCAAAGACTCAAACAATTTGTCTAATACCACACCTTGTTTAATCAAGTTCTGTGATGTTAATATATCTTCTTCTTTTGCAGTCATGTATTTCATTTCAATTACACCTTCTGCAAGAGGATGGCCTTCGGAATACAATAATCCTTTTGAAGGCAAAGGTATTATCTCTGTTGGGAAATTTGTTTTCTTAACAGATGTTTGTTTGTGTTCTGCAAGAAGTTGTGCCTTAATATCGGCATCTGAAACTGCTTCTTCATTGGCTACATTATAGCCGGTTGGAATTTTTGACATAACTTAAATCCTATAACATTGTGTAAAATAAAACGTTTTAATATACGTAAATAAATATGGGTATACCGAAAAAATCAGTATACCCGTATTTTAATTCAATTTCAATATGATAATACAAATAGTATTAGTATTGGAGGATAGCATAATCATATGCGAGTGTGAGAGAAATCTCAACAAACGCATCGTTTGCCCAATCCATTTCACCGAATGTTGTTGCAGTAATGAAAGCACCTTTAAGTGTCCATTCTTCAACTTTATCGCCAACAGGACCGAGAACATGAAGTGTTATGTCTTTCTTGTAGAAGTCAGAATAACCATCACGACCTGTTACGGATTCGTGTGAAAGACGCACCCATTCCATTGTTGCCTGAGCAGCAGATGGAACTATTGGGTCGTATAACTTGATTGTAATATCTTGCCATTCACCCTTTCCCTTCACCTTACGTTTGACGTTGATGTGGTCAAGTGTGATCGGATTAAAACTGATGTTTGGTCTACCAGCACCTTTAACCAAATATGCAGGAACTCCCTCAATATACATGATAAATCGGTTCTGTAATTTTGGCTCAAACGGTGTGAAAAAAATTTCATTGGGATCGAGTAATTCAGCCATTTATATCTCCAAATTAAAAATATCTTCGTAAATAAATATACAACTTTCAAAAAATTATGGGGAGAGTATTTCATCTCCCCACTTATATCAATTAAGCACCAGGGAAAGCAGCACCAGTAGACTGAATGTTGAAATCAAGAATGATAAATTCAGCAGTCTTGGCCGGTTGTAAGAACAACTGTCCGTATAAGATGTTGCGGTCAATGATTTCAGGAGTATTGTTACTTTCATCCATGATGACACGGAAAGCATACAAACCTTGACGTTGTTGAATTGACTCCAAGTAAGGTGTCACGATGTTCAAGAATCTTGAGCGTGTCTGTGAAGTATTTTGTTCAAACACAAGGTATCTTGTGGAAGAAGCAATAAACTTCTTAGCAGCAATCAAGAGACGGCGAACATTGATACGGTCAAGAGCAGAAGGTCTACCTTGCAATGTCTTTTGACCCCAAACACAAACGCCAGTCGATGGGAACACTGCAATAGGATTGATTCTTGCCTCGTAGAGTGTGTCACGTTCAGCATGAGTTAAACGTGATTTAACCTCAACAACTTCTGTGAGACCACCACGATTCAAACCGGCAGGCGCAAACCATTCAGCTGCAACACGGTCATTGAATGCAATGACGCCAGGAAGAACAACAGAAGGTGGAACCCAAATCGGTTTGTTTCTATCAAAGTCAAGAATCTTAACCCAAGGATAATAAGTAGCCGCATAGTTACTGTCAAATCCTTCGGTTGTTGATACTGCAGTTGAAATGTTATCACTTATACCGGCGCAATCCATTACATAGAAAGCATCACCACGGTCTTCACAAACATCTTTACCATAATTTGTTATAGCAGAGTGTAATGAATGAAGAACACCAGGAGTTACAATCATGTTGATGTCAAATTCGTCAGCATTTGAAATTGTGTCAAGTGCCTTCTTGTAGGAATCATATCCAGCAGCAGTTGAATTTGATATGTCAAATCCTTGTGTATTACCGGCTTCAATATAAGTTCCTAACTTCTTTTGAAGATTTGGCTTATGACCGTCAAATCCACCTTGAAGTGGCACCATAAATTTACGAGAATCCAATGCAGTGTTTGTAGACAAATCGATAGATGAGCTATAAGCAGCTGCACTTGTTGGGAAACTTGCACCAGGATTTTGTTGATAATCACCGAGATAGAAGTCTACGTTACTTCCTGTTGTTTGATTTGCTGTAATTGGAAGTGGACGCAAGTAATTAAAGTTATCAGTATTTGTGAAGTCATATGAGAATCCCCAATATACTCTTCTATTGTAAGCACCACCAGCTGTTTGGTCTGATACAAATGTAGCAGCAGGAGGTTGAGTAAATGCAGATGGTATTGGTGATTGTAAAGCACGGAATCCAAAAGGAACTAAATTAGGCGATACACCACCATTTGTTACTGCCTCTGTTACTTCAACACGAATATATTTTGACTTGTTTGAATAATCACCATTCACAACAACTTTACCTTCGTCTGTAATTGTGATATATCTATCACCAACTACGCGAGAAATAAACTTGGGTGAATTTGGATCCAAGTTACACTTAAATGATTCAATCACATTTGGACGCAAATCTTCATCTTCATAGTTGAATGGTGTTGTTGGTAATTTAGATTGATCAACAAATCTAACAACAACATCAAAGTCACCGTATTCTGAACCGGCTATTGTTCCAGCAGGACGAATGTTTGCAATACCAACTTTTACTTCATAGTTTGAATGAATACCATGTGATAATGTATGGAATTTGAAGAGATTAGTTGTTTGTGCACCTACCTTTTGTGATGTTATCCAAGGTGTAGAAGCTTCAAGATAATCTGTTGTGAAATCCCATGGTGAACCGGCAGAACCAGTTTCAATCAATATAGTAGTTGCAGCATCGGATGCCATAGAAGCAGATGCTTGTTTCTTAAAGTTTACATAGTTGTATACAGCATGAGTTCCGTATGGGTTATATCCATACAAATCACCGATATATGCAGTAGATTCTGGATTTATAGAAGAACTGAAAGCAGTTCCGTTTTCACTAGTAGCGTTTGTAAATGCTGATGAATCTGTTGTAAATGAACCAGATACAGTAATAACAAAACTACCACTATTGTTTGAAGCTATTGTAGTTTTTTCAAACAATGATGTTGCATCAGAATTAGTTACAACAAATGTAGGATGCAAGAAAGAAATCAATTTCTTGCCCCAAGAACCAGTAGCAACAAGTGCAATAGGATGTTTAAGAGAATATCCACCTGATCCGAGAACACGAACTATTGTTGCACTACCAGCATTATTAAGATAGTTCTTTGCTGTATAAGGCAAATATGATTGTTCATATGTGTTACCGAAATGGGTGACGAAATCACCAAAACTATTAACTACCGTTGGGACAAATGCAGGTCCCTTAAGCGTGGGTCCAATGAGAGCCGCACCAATGTTACCTATTCCTTGTGGAAGGAATGACAGGTCCATTTCATTAGTAAACACTCCAGGACTTACAATTCTTTCATTAGCCACTTATTATCTCCATAAAATTATAGAATGTATTGTATTCTGCATATAAATATGAAACAAAAAATCCAAATTATGATTTTGATGGAATAAATTTACCAGAATCTAAATCCAATACACCGTCACCGTATTTCTCATTCAATTTTTTTACCAATTCACTTTCATCTGTTTGTAAATTGGAATAATCGGTGAAAAGTCTTTCTCTTAATTCTTTCATTTGTTCCAATCTTTTGTTTAGAAGATGTAACTCAATTTCTACTTGGCCAATTTGTGCAGTTGTCCTAGCATAACTTGATTGTAAACCTTTTACGGTATCAATATCTTCTTGTTCAAAATCTTTTTCTGTAACTGTGTTTTCAGCATTCTCTGCCATATAAAACCTCTCTTAAAAATTGTAAAATATAACACTAATAAATATGTTTCAAATTTTTGTTAATCGGTGTCATCTATCTCAAATGTGTAAACATCTGGTGATCTAGATAGTGAAATATCAACCATTTGAGCAACTCGGCGTCTAAATGCCGCTAGTGATTCATCACCTTCACCATTTACATTACCGAATCTACCCCTTTCAGAATCAGCTTGTCCTGATCCTCTTAATCTAGCATTCAATTCATTTGTTGTTCCATAGTAATTTACATTATCAGGATTCATCATTGAGTTGATGTCACCAAACATTTCAGAAACAAATCTGATTTTATTTGCACTAATAACTCTCTTTGTAGTTGTATCCGCACCAACATCTTTTGGTATAAGATAACCATGAACCATTAGTTGAAAAGTAGAACGAACAACACGGTCTTGACCAGTTGTATTATTGTCCTCTATATTCATGGAATCCATATTTGTTGAAAATTTATAGTAATTCTTATCACCAAATGCTTGTCCACTAAAATGAACAAATTGTTCAAGTATATGATTTAATTGATTTTGATATTCACACCAAATAATGAAGTCATATGTAATATCAACAAAATCAGGCATAGGAGTCATGTAATACTCGTATGATGGTTTCCTTTCATATTGAGTGCTAAATCTATCGTATGGCGTCATCTTATTGTAACGATGTTGCATTACATAGGCAATTTGTTTTGTTGTTGCAACTTTGTTACGTTTCAATCCTTGATTTATAGCAACACTAGATCTTCTGAAAGTTATTAGTGGAACTATTGTCTTTCCTTTTTTGTCTTTGAGAAAACCGTCTTTTTGTATAGATGCCCATTTTTCAGAATTAGCATAGATAACGGGAACCATTAGTGATTCGCCGTTGTCCTCAACTCTTAACATCATTTTTTGGTCAAGAAATGATTTAACAGAAAAGTCTATATCATACAATGTTATTGATACGCTTCTTGTCTTATCTTTATCTCTACGAAATTGTAATGACCGCCCTTTACCCAAATCTTGTCTTTGATTTTGTTCAGAACGGACATCATCAATAAAAGAATCTCTGGTTCTTCGTATTGGGGGTTTTCTATATTTTGCAGAATTAACCATTATATGTTACTCGGAATATCATTATGATCTGTTGTTATTGCCGGTCTAAATTCTTCTATATGTATTCTTGAACGTCTTGTCAAGTGTGTGCTCGCAATTATGGAAACATTGTGTCCCCATTTTTCTGTTGCAAAAGAATAATCTGGATTCTTACCACCAAAGTATTGGTTTTCTTGAACTTGATCAATTTCCCACCACTCTCCATTGTATTCAATTACATCACCAACTTCAACAAACAAATCTGCATCTTTTAAGTTTTCTCGTATAAACGAAAATGTTGCAGATTGTTGGTAATCTTGACCAAATTCAGTTCCTTCATATGCCTGTGCCTCTCTTGCAATAAGAGCGGCAATTTTTACCGGACTATGATATACCTTTTTATCAGATTCATTATACAAATTTGTTTTTGTATTTTCCAAAGAAAGTTTGTAAACAGCAACTTCTGTATCAATTATATCATTGACCAATTCCATATTAAACTTGTGAACAAGTCCTGCATCTCTGGTTCCATGAAATAATGGCATTTTTTTATCCTATGTAAATTGATAGTGGTGTTCCATTCAAACTAACATTTAGATGTTCTGTTTCAGCACGTTTTGCTTCAAGTAATTTAGCACGTGTCATAGTATCTAACATTGTTCTCAATTCATCAACCAATGCCTGTTTCTCTGTTCCGGCTGCAGAAAGTAAATCCGCAGCATTTAATGATGTTTCACCGTTTGGTATTGGAATACTACCATACTTACCACGGATATATCCAAGGTTTTCTTTAACAAGTGCCAGTGTATATTTGAATATCCATCTTCTACCAACAGAATTTATATGTTGATATTTCATGTGTTGATATGGTGCATTAGACATATCGGACACGGTTCCGTTTGGATATTTCAGTGGATTACTTCTTTCCTCTTTTACAATATATTCAATCCATAGTTTGAAATCTTTTGTTGGAATTGGAAACATACGAAGTTCATTATCTATCAATTCAAATGTAAAAGCAGATTTACGCATTAAGTCATTAAATTCTATTGCTTGAATACGAAGTAAATCTGCATACATTGGCATAAGCATAAAAGATACACCGGTTGAATAAGCACCAAATCCAAATGTATCAAGCATTGCTTGATTACCCAAGTATGGATCATAAAAACGAATGGATGCCGGTGGTCCATAGTGATGAACTTTTTTAATTTCTATTGAACCAGTTGGAAATTTTACATCACGGATAAGTGTGTCCAAATCATATCGTTGTTTTCCACTTTGTATATCAATAGATGAAGAATAAAATTTAACATTACCGTTAGTAAATGTTTCACTACCATATTCAGTTGCAAGTTGTATCAATCCACCCATATTTGTTGATATGTTTCTATGAGTTAAATTGGAACCAGTTGGTGTTCCCATTATACTTAACATATTCTGTTGGATGTTATATTGATTAACATGGTTGGAGTATTCTGATATTGCTTCTTCAAAACAAGCATAAAAGTTTGTTGCTTGAAGTTCAACATCCATAAGTGGATAACCAAGTCTTCTGGCACACCAATCTGCCACATTATCTGCATCTAATTGAAAACTAGATTCAGAATCATAAAAACCAAATGGTGTGCTACCAGTTGTAAAACTGGAACTGCCAGGCCATATAGGAATATCTGTCATTTACTTCTCGGTTTTTGTTTCTTCAAAATACTTCAATATATCATCAACAATAGGATGACGGTGGTTTGTTTTTAATTCATAAACCCCCAATCCGTTTATTTTATCTTTCATATTAAATAAATATGGAAGTCCTGAATCTTTTTTCTGTTTTAAGTCAATTTGTGATAT